TGTCGGGCGATCGCATGTACACGTATCGGCTGCGGCGTGACCCGTAGTAGTCCAGCCCCGGCTCGATGGCCGGATGGGATGTGGCCGCGTCGCGCCACGCCAGCGGGGCGGTGGCGGGGATGGCGGCGCTCACGATTCGACCTCGCGCGGCTCGATGCTGTCTATATGGCAGTCGCGGACATCCTTGCCAGGCGAGCCGTCCTTCTTCTCGATTCGATAGGCCGGACGCGCTCTGTAGCCAGCCATCCACCCCGCAAAAAACGCGGGCTTGCGCGCATCGTCTACACGGCTATAGGCGCGCGCGACGATCCAGACCGGATCGCCTTCCTTATAGCCGTGCTCGGCTTCCGCGATCTCGACTTGCAGCGAAGCCACGCGCCGCTCAGCCTCGCCAAGCGACCCACGCAGCTGCCCGGCCTTGCCTTTCGCCTGCTCCAGCTGGCGCTGCAGCTCTTCGATGTGCTTGGTCATGCCGGCATCTCCATTTCCTCGAAAACGTGCCAGACGAAAGCCCCGTCTGGCGTCATGGCAGTGCCGACGTACTCGGCGCGCGGATGCACGGGATGGCCCGTGCCGTAGACCCTGAGCCAGCGGGAGTGGCTATTCCTAGCGGTATCGCCGTCGACCCATACACACACCGCGTCCACCTGCATGCCAACGTGCACGATGCGGGCACCCATCGGAATCGCGATTTCTTGCGTGACGCCGAAGTCGATGGAGAACTTGTAGATGCGTCGGCTACTCATTCGCCCATCTCCCGCACATGCTCGATCGCCTGCCCATCCGGCACGTCCCGCCAGTCCGGCCACGTGCGCTGTCGATTGCGTGCCAGCTTTGCCCACAGCGCCGCCTCGATCTCGTCCGGGCTGAATCCGGCACGCCATGCGCCGTCGAGCGCGAGAATCATCACGTCGACCCATTCGTACAGCAGGTCCTCGCCCTCGGCCGACTCGACCTCGACAAGCTCCTTTCGGATGTGCTGCAGGATGCCGGCGCGTCGCTTGCCAGGGCCGAAGGTCTCGCGGGAGAATGCGCGCTGCTCGGCGGCGTAGGCTGATATCGGGCGCATCAGAAAGGCGGTTCTTCGAAGGCGTCGGCCGGCGCGGACTGCTGCGGTGCGGGCGCAACCCCGGCCCGGTCGATCTTCCAGGCCTGCAAGCTCGTGAATACCTTGCCCTGGTCCGTCTGCTTTCCGCGCAGGTTGAACCGGACGCGCACCTCGTCGCCCACCGCGAAGTCATTCAACAGATCGCACTTGTCCTGCGTCGTTTCCATCTTCGCGAGTTGAGGGTAGTTGCCATCTTCCAGCTCGATGACGAACTCGCGCACGCGGAAGGTGGCGCTGATCTCCCGCGCAGCTTTCGCCAGGTGAGTGATGCGGCCGGTGGCCTCGAAGTTGTTGCCGTTGCTCATGCTGCGTTCTCCAGTTGTTCGATGCCGGACATCCGGCGAAGTCGTTCCAGCATCACGTCGCGCGCTTTCAGGCACGCATCGATGCCGGCCTGCATCAGCGCCTCGGCCTCGGCGTCGCGCTCCAGCCTTGCAACCGCCAGCGGTGCGCCGGGGTAGTGCACGACGCAATCCCACCAGGCGCGATCCGTGACCATCAGGCTCAGCCGGCACTGCGCGATGTAGGCGCTCGGCACGGTGCCGTGCTCGTCGATGTGCTCGGCGGCCTCGGTGTAGCCGTTGACGAGCGGGTTTTTGATCTCGACGCCGCCGTCCGCGCCCACCAGTCCGTCCGGGCTGCACCCGATCTGGCCGGATGCGATGAAGCCGGACTCGATCACCTCGACCAGCCGCTCCGCTTCGTATTCAGTGCGTGCGACCGCTTCGAGTTCGATCCCTCGCTCCATCGCCCACGTCGATCCGGACTCATCGATCCAGCGACCCAGGTGGACCTCAAGTGCGAGCCGCCTGCCGAGCGACGCGGCCGATGCCGATACCTTTCCGGTCTTCGGCATCACCAACTGATCGGCGCGCGACGCGGTGATGAGTCCGTGCCGAGACAGCCGCCACGCTTCACTCAGTTGCTCGCTCATTCGGGCGCCTCCGCTGCCGGCAGCTTCGCGGACAGCGCCTGCGCCGCCTTCGCCACGGCTTGAGCGGGCAGGGCCACGCCGATGCCGTTGTCGGCCGCCCCGTACTTCTTCACGTAGGCCGCGACGAATGCCGCCTTCGTGCCGGGCGTTGCCGTTTCCGCCTTGTCTATCAGCGCGGACAGTTCCGTGATCTGCCGCTCCGTGGCCGGCACCACCTCGGGTGCAGCCTGGATCGTCTGCGCATCGTTGTCGCCCTCGGCCGCGATCCCCAGCGCCGCCGACAGCGCGTACCGGCGGGCGTACGCCGACGAGATGCCCCACGCTTGCGCTGCGTTGATGCCCTTGCCCTGCTCGACGGGCACGCCGAACTCGGTGCGCTCCTCGTGCCCGTCGCGGTGGCTGACGATGCATACCGCCGTGGTCCATGCCGGGTCGCGCTCTTGGCGCTGCTCCCAGCGCACCGTCAGACCGTTCGACGACAGCGGGGCGCGCGCAGCGTTGAGCAGGTCGTCGATCGTTGCGTACTTGCTGCGCAGGTGCGTGTTGCTGCCCGAGCGCCCGGTCGGCCCTACGTCTCGACGAAACCTCGTCATGGCCGCCATCCACTCGCGGCGGGCCACGAATCGGCGCTCCTGGTGCTCGGCGTCCAGCAGCTTCTGCAGCGCGTCGGGATTGATGTTCGGCTGCGCTCGCACGATCTGCAGCACCGGCGACACGTCGCTCGCCTGCAGGCCACTGTGCGGCGTCATCGTGCCGGCTGCGTCGTCGATCAGGGTCATGTCGTTCATGTGTTCTCTCCAAGGTCAGTAAATCCGATGATCGGCTCGCCCCCATCCGCCTCAATCCGCACCGCCGGCAGCGAGCGCACCGCATGCAACGCGCACACGCGATCGATGGTGTTGACGACGACGGTCTCGGTCATGTCGCGTGCTGCCTCGTCGCGCTGGCGGTCGGGACGGCCGCCGGGTGCTTCCTGGCGGATGGCGATACCGGAGTCGGCCGGCATCTGGCGATGGGCGGTCACGACTGCGACTCCCGGTTGGCTCGGCCGTAGGCGGCGATGGCTTCATCGGCGGTGCCCTTCATCGGCCCTTCTGCCGAACAGGCATTGCAGTGCAGCCACGCGCTAGATTCGTCGCTGTCCACGGCCACGTCATTGCTGCCACAGTGAACGCACGCCGGCAGCACCGGCTCGACAGCGGGCAGGGCGTCGCGCAAACCCTGCATTTCATCCTCAATGTCTAGCACTGCGCCAGTCCGATCGGCAATTCCGATGACAGCACGCCCCGCCACCACCAACGCATCGTGCCGGGCCTGCAGCTCGTCCAGCTCCTCGCGCAGCTTGTCCCGCTCCTGCTCGGCGGCCTCGGCGCGGGCGTGCAGGTGGTTCATGTCAGCGGCAAGAATGCTTGCCTGCAGCACGTCCGATCCGCACGTCGTGCGATCGTGATCCTTCCTCGTGATCCAGTACAGCGGGCCTCCTCCTCCGACGAAGTAGGGGCCACCCCGCTCCTCGCCGCTCATGCCGGCCACCCCTGCTGCACCGCGTGCTCATCCAGCTCGTCGCCATCCTCGGAGTACCATTCGCACCATTCGCCATCTTCAAACACGTTCAGCCCTCCGGCATTGCAGTAGTCAGGCTTGATGTTGTGCTCAAGCTGGAAAAGGTCGTATTGAGCGAGAGCGTTGGTCAGCACCCATCCTTCCTTGGCGCTGTCGACAGGGAATTGGAAAGCCTTGCACGGCACTTGCGGCACCCACCAGACGCGCAGGTCACCTTCCCTCGGGCCGCTCATGCCCGCGCTCCCGCGCCACACGGCCGCACAGCCAGCAACTGCTCACGCGTCAGCCCGCCGTACATCGCCCAGGCATCGGCCATCGCCTCGTCGTGGCACGCCGCGCACTGCGTCTCGCCCTCGCTCTCGTGCGTGCAGTCGCTGCACGTGAGTGCGTCGCAGCTGCAGCAGCCGGACAGCTCGTCGTGGCTGCAGCGGTGGCAGCACAGGTCGCAGGCGCTCATGCTGCGCGCTCCTGCACGGCTTGCTGCCCACCGATCCGCCTGACCAGTCGATCGGCCATCATGTCGCGCACCCTGGTCGCGGCAGCGATGCGCGCCGATTCGCTGGCATCGGCGTACGCCATGGCGGTGGCTACATCTGCCCATACGTCCCGCCCAACCTGCATTTCGATGGCGCGCTCAAGCGTTGACGGGTACTCGCGCAGCGCCAGCGCCTCGGCTTGAAACGTGATGTGCATCCACTCGCATCGCTTGTTCATACCTGCTCCTCAAAATCGTCAACGATTGCCACGACGCGAGCGCGCCGGTGGGCGATGTACAGCGTGCGCAGCGGCTCGGCCATGCTCGCCACCTGCGCCTGCTCGTCGTCGTCCCAGTCGGTGAGCTCCCGGATCGACATCTCGCCGACTCGGGCCACGGTGCTGGCGCGGCGCTCCGTGTCGGCGGGCGGCTCAATGTCGGTGTAGTGACGCTCGATGGCGTCGGTGCGGGCGTACTCGGCGGCGCGGTCAGCCTGCTGCTCGTAGATGCTCATGCCGAGCGATCCAATTTGGCCTTCTCGACGGCTGCGCGCTGCTCCGCCCACATCCGCTCGTCGCCCGCCTCGGCATCGGTCTGCTCGCGATCGGCCGACCAGTCATGTCGCGCCAAGTGGGCCCGGCACAGCGCGATCAGCGCGCGGTACTCGTCGCGACATCGCTCGCTGATCGCGCTGTGCCAGCCGTGTGCGCTCTCGTGCTCGATGCGCTCCGATAGCTCGTCGAGCGAGCCGGTCCAGCAGCCGCAGTGCAGCGCCTCGCTGCCGTCCGCCAGCCGGTACATCGTGACGTACCGATCCTCCGAGCCGATCGGGCCGTAATGCAGGGCGTCGGTGCAGCGCGTGATGCGGGCGGCCGAGCCGATATAGGCACCCGAGTCGATGCGAGCGTACGAGCCGACACGGGCACCCGAAGCGACTCGGGCGTGCGAGCCGATGTGGGCACCCAAGCCGATGTGGGCGGCCGAGCCGACGCTGGCGTACAAGCCGACGCTGGCGCACGAGTCGATGCGAGCGTACAAGCCGACGCTGGCGTACGAGCCGATGCGAGCGTACGAACCGACGCTGGCGTCCGCGCCGATGCGGGCAAACGAGCCGACGCGCGCGTAAGAGTCGACGCTGGCGTACGGGCCGATGCGGGCATCCGAAACAGTAGCACTCGGCGCGATCCTGGCCGTATCTGCGATGCGGGCGCTCATGCCGCTACCTGCGCGGCACGGTACTCAGCGGCGAGCAGCAGGGCGTACGTCGGCTCGTCGAGCCACACGCGGCACTCGCGGTAGCTGGGCAGGTGCGGCAGGCGCAGGGTGTGCGTGGCGTTGATGGCGCAGCAGACGGCGCACTGAGCGAGGGCGTCGGTCTCGCCGGTGAGGATGGTCACCTCGTGGCGGCTGGCGTAGTTGTTGGTGCGGGGGTCGTATGCGGCCATGTGAGGTTCCGTGTTGTTGGCGTGAGACAGAAGTTACGGTAAGCCGTGCGTCGTGTCAACCGTCGCCCGTAAATATATTTCGGCAGTTCCGTAACGGACTTGAGTAGACATTGGGCGCCAACACTGGTACGGTTGCCGGCAACTGAACCGGAGCACGTCACATGCCATCCCCACGTATTGACATCGAGAGCGTCACGCGATCTGCGCTGATCGCCGCCCACGACGGCAATGTCGCCGACGCTGCGGCCACCATGCGGATCAAGCCATCGACGCTGTACGGCTGGCCGGATCTGCCCAACTACAGATTCCAGTGCGCGATCGTGACGGCGTGCGATGCTGTCGGCAAGGGCGCGGCGTTGCGTCGGGCCGTATCCGATTCCGCGCAGCCGAAAGCAGCATGATCGACCGCGACGCCCTCGGCCTCATCCTCGCCGCTCCCGTGCTCGGCGCCGTCATCCCGGCCTCGCGCATCGTGCTCGAGACTGCCGGTGCTGGCCTCGCGCTGCTGCCGATCGCCGCCGCTCTGACTCTCGCCATCGCTGCCGCAACACCCGGCGTGCGCCTGCTCGCGTGCTCGGTGGCATCTTCCATGCACGGCCGCCTCGCAATGCCCGCCACGACGCTTGGCAGCGTGATCGCCATGGCCGCGGCGACGAGCGTCATCGCCAGTCATGCACCGGCATCCAGCGTGGTCGTCGTGCCGGGCGGCTGGGCTGCCACTTTCACCAACACCGAGAAGGAGCAACTTCGATGAAGATCCAGTGCATCACTGATGACGGCCGGAAGTTCGACAACGAGCCGGACGCGCGCATCTGGGAGCAGCGCCTCGCTTGGGCGAACGCCTACCTCGCCGAGCACGGCCAGTTCACGACCGACGTGCGCCGTGAGAACGCGGCGCGCCGTCTCGCGCTCGGGATCGAGGTGTGGGATGCGGAGCGCGACGCCGGGCTCGTCGACGGCAGCGTGGATGCCATGCGCGCCGGTGTCGATTCGCTGGCCGCGGCGCGACGTGGTCCGCCGGATGCGCCGGATGCCGAGCCCGACGAGACGCCCGAAGACAACGAAGCGCTGCCGATCGCTGCCGAGACGCGCGCGGCGTGACCGCTCGCCGATCCCGCCGCACCCCGTCCACCACCCCGTCCACCACCGAGACCACTTCCATGGCCAAGACCGCCCGCAAGACCAGCGCCGCCCCGAAGGCGAAGCCCGTCCCGAAGCTTGCGTCGGTACCGACCCGCCTCGACCGGGTTGCCGGTCTCGAGGTCGGCCGGCGATTCAGTGAGCCGGTGCCGGCCGGTCGCGATCCGGTGCGCGTGCGTGCTGGCGTCGCGTCCAGCATCACGAAGTGGAAGTCCGCCGGCGGCGAGGCCGTGGCCGATCGGACGTTCGCGGTGACGCTGACGCACAGCGATACGCGCGTGCAGGTCAAGCGGACGGCGTGATCGCCACGCCCAGGCTGGCCGCTCGATACGTCGGGCGGCCCGACGATCCGCGCACCACGCCGCGGCGCGCGTCGCTCGTGACGTGTGGCGAGAGAATCGGCGCGATCTGGATCCGCTCAGGCATCGCGCACGTCATCACGCGCGACGACCGGCCCGTACGAATGCTTTCCGTGCACGAGCGCGGATCGTGGGTGCTGCCCGAAGTGGCGCTGCTGGGCCTGCCGTCGCCGTATGAAGTGATCGCCCACACGGGCGTCGAGTGGCATCACTGGCCCGTGGATCGCCTGTCGGACGAGGCGAGAAGCGGCTTAGCCCGCGCGGCGTTTGCCGAGTCTCTGCGCCGCGCCGAGCTCATGGCCGGCAGCCCGCATGTGCCCGTCGCCGATCGCGTCTTGGTGGCGCTGAAATACCTCGCCAGCCAGCCATCGGCGATGACCCACCCGGACGGCATGCAGATCCGCGTGTCGCGCCGGCTGATTGCGCAAATGGTCGGCTGCTCGCGAGAGATGGTCGGCCGCGTGCTGACCAACGGCGAGCTGAGCGATGTGGTCCAAATCCCGAAGCGATCGGGCAGGGCAATGGTCGTGCTCGATCCGGAGCGCCGCCTGGTGCGCGATCAGGTGGCCGCATGAATCACGACCGAGCCGGGCGGTTCCCGGTAGCGATCCGGCCGGCTGTCAGGCACGGATCGCGATAGAATAGGGGCGGCGCACCGATGCAACCCGGTGCGCCGCGCATCACATCACTCACCAAGAGCACTGATATGACGAATCGACATTCTACACCAGCCGCGCGCCCGGCCGAGAAACGCGCCGCTGCCGTGGCCGTGCTGAACAGCCACGAGATGACGACCAGACTTCGGCGGCTGGCAGCGGAGTTCGGGGTGCCCGCGTTCCCGGCTCGGCTGGATAGGTGCGAGCGGATGGCGGATCGAGGGGCGTCGGCATGATCGCCTGCCGCAAGGGATACGTCTACGTCCTGTCGAACCCGAGCATGCCCGGCATCGTGAAGATCGGGCGATCAATGCACGGCGGCACCGGGCGCGCCGAAGCCTTCTACCGGAACGACACGGGGCTGCCAACGCCGTTCGATCTGGAGTTCGAGGTGCTAGTGGATGACTGCCACGCGCTGGAGCGCGACGTGCACGTGGAGCTCGCTGACTGGCGCGCGAACCCGCAGCGCGAGTTCTTCAGGCTGGACGCCGATTCGGCGCGCCACTTCATCCTGCAGCGCTGGAATCTGGTCATCGGGGCGATCGACTCGCCCGAGCCGCGCACGCACGCCTACATCGAGTACGCGCAGGACTTCTGTCGGCCGCAGGTCGAAGACCGCCTCGGCCTGACGCGCGGCTGCATTGGCCATTCCGCGTTCAACGATGCGGTCGAATGGGTCTCTCGGCAAGCGGGCTTGATGGCGATCGCTTACTCAGAAATGCGTGCCGAGCGGGAGTGGCTCGCGAACTCGAAGCCGCCCCGTGAGCCGGAGGCGGCACCCGAGCTAGCCGCCAACCCCGCAGCGACGCCCAGCGTCACAGACGGGGTGTTGCACTGATGAGCAACCGCGCCACAACCTGGGCCTGGGATCAGTGCGTCCGCTCGCCTATGAGAAAATTGATTCTGTTGAAGCTGGCCGACAACGCCGACGAGATCTCTGGCGACTGCTGGCCGTCCGTTTCCCACATCGCAACGATGTGCGAGTGTGACCAGCGCACCGTGCGGCGACACCTGCGCGGGCTTGAAGCTGCCGGCCTGCTGCGAGTCATTGTGCGCGGCGGAATCTCTTCGGAAGGCACGCGCTACGCCAACCGATACCGCGTGGTCGGAGACTGGGAAAGGCCCGTATCCGGGCCGGGTCCGGCACCGGCGCCGATGCCTGGGAGCGCCATTCCTGAAGGGGGGGCAGATCGCCCCCCTATGGGGGGCAGAGAGTCCGGAAGGGGGGCAGAGAGTCCGAAGGGGGGGGCACAGTGCCCGCCTAATCCTTCAGTTAACCCTTCAAGAGCTGCGCAGGGGGCGGGCGATGCCGCGAGCCAGCAGCAGGCGGTCCCGAGCACGCCCGGCGCGTGGGCGCAGCACTTCGTGCAAGCGCACGGCTACGACTGGAGTCAGGCGAAGTCGGCGAAGTCCATGGCGATGTATCGCCAGTGGTCGACCGACCTGGCCACCGTCGCGGTGATCGATGAGGCGATGGAGATCGCGACCGCGAAGCTCGGCGAGCAGCCCGGCTCGCCGGTGTTTCTGCGCGGCATTGTGGCGGACATCCAAGCCGAGGCCGATCGTCCAGCGCCGACCGGTAGGGCGAAGAGGTCCTCAGGAAATTCGACGCCATCCAACCACACCGGTTTCGCTAATCGCGATTACACCGCCGGCACCGAGGGCTGGAACGTCGCCGGAGGTGTCGCATGATTGGCCCGCTGCCGCTGGCCGGCGACGATGATCTGTTTGCCCGGCCCGAAGGCGCGGCCGACACCGTGTCTGGAGAGTGTCCGCAGCACGGCGGGTACACGGTCGGCTCGATGTGGTTGACGGGCAAGCTGCGCAACGAAGATCCGACGTGTCCACAGTGCTCGACGCTGGCCACCGAGGCCGGGGAGCGCGCCGAGCGACGCGAACAGGACGAGCGGCGCGCGCGTCTTCGCGAGAAGCGAATCCTGCGCATCGGCATCCCGGCGCGAGTCCTGAGTGCGAAGCCGTTCGATCCGCCCACGCCGCGAGCGGTGGCGAATCTGGCCGCGATCAAGGCCTACGCCGAGGCGTTCGAGGAGCACATGGGTACCGGGGCATCGCTGATCTTGTGCGGCCGGCCCGGCACCGGCAAGACGCACCTTGCCTGTCGCATGGCGCTGTCGCTGTCCGATCGCGGGGCGAGCGTGCTGTACGCCACTGCCACCGCAATGATGCGCTACGTGCGCGGTGCCTACGGAAAGACGGCCGAGTACACCGAGCTGCAGGCGATCAACCGGTTCGCCGGAGTCGACCTGCTGGTGCTCGACGAACTGGGGGTAAAGCTGGCGAGCGATCACGATCGGGCGACGCTGTTCGAGATCATCGACGAGCGATACCAAGAACAGCGCCCGACGGTTGTCATCTCGAACCTGTCGCTCGGCGAGCTGGCGTCGGCGACCGACGAGCGCATGATCGATCGGCTAAGACACAGCGGCACGGCGCTGGTTTTCGACTGGGATAGCTATCGCGGGTCTTCGTCATGACGCCGCTGATCCGAGAGCGACAGGCCCTCGCCGCCCGGCTGGTAGCCGAGAAGCCGAAGCCGTCATGCGGGACTCGCAGCACCGAGGCCGATTGTCCGACGCGCGTCGTGATGGCGATCGTCGATGCCCTGATCCGCGACACGAGCCGGTACGAGGCGCGCGTCGCCCTGGGGGTATCGCTGCGCACGCTCGACGGCTGGCGGCGCGGGCAGACCCGTCCGCTGGGCGTGAATCTGGATACGTTGCTGCGCGTGTCGCGGGCGCGGCTCGGGTCTGGCCGGGTTCGGGAGTTGATCGGTGGGGTGTTCCCATGAAGACCATCAGCCTGCAACCCGTAGCCATCGCTCTGGCAGACCTGCCCTGCGGCCACACCCGGCGTGAGCTGCTGGCCGCGATTCGCAAGCACGGCACGGCGCCCGAGGCGGACGCGCTGACCGCCGAGACTCGCGCGCAGTACCGCATCCGTCACATGCCGTGGACGCCCGAGGCGATGGCGGCACGAGGAGAAACGTCATGACTACCGACTACCGACTCGCCCCGATCGACGCCGCCGTCCTGCTGTCGATGTGCGAGTCCAGCACCGAGGACATGGCCGCCACCTTCGCCGATCTGTTCGGCGACCGGCTGAACGGCGATGGCGCGGCACTGCTGGGGAACGTCGTCGCGCTTGCTCGATCGGTGATCGCGAATCACGACGAGATGATGCGCACGGTCTGTCTGATCGAGGGCGGATCCGAGCGCGATGCGGACATGCTGAACCTACCGAGCCTGCGCGGCGCGCTGTCCGGCGTGGTGCTGGCCGATGGCGTGGCGGCGACTGCGGTGTGCGATGGCTGCGCGTTCCGCCTGGGCTCGTGCGCGAATCAGTCCGCGAGCACGACGTCGGACGCCACCGAGCAGATGGTCTACACGCTCGCAGGATCGGATGCGCGATTCTGCTGCCACGAGTGGGATGGCCACGTCGACACGTCGAGCATGACCGTGCAGCTGATGGCCGATCGCGAAGGCGCCGAGGAGGGTGCACCGACGTGCCGAGGGTTCGCGCTGAAATTGCGGCAGGCTCGGGCGGATGGGGATCACAAGCGGCTGATGGCCGGGCTGGGGGCGTTGTGAGCGCCGTTAAAGCGGGCGTTTGCACGGAGTGCGGCAAGACGGTCGCAGCCGTCGAGCGTGCGCACCGACTGATCGCCATCGCGCACACCAACGCCCCCGGCATCCGCTGCTCAGGAAGTGGCGGCCCCGTCCATCCAGCGCCGAAAGGAGCGAAGCCATGATCGCCACGTTGCCGGCGCCTGATCCTGAATTGACAGAGGCGGCCATTCGCCTGTGGCTATCCATGCCGCCTACTACAGTAAAGCCGTCGACACTTGCTCGCGGCGCGCGGACTCGCCGATGGGTGTACGCGCAGCTCTGCTTGCTCACGCGCCATGGATTCGTGCGCCGCGTGCCGGGCGGCTTTGTGACGAATCAGATGGAGCTGATTCGATGACCACCGACACCCACTTTCACCTCGCCACCGCCATCGCCTGGCCGCTCGCCCTCGCCGTGCTGGCTTGGTGCTGGTGGCCGACAGGAGCACTCGCATGACCGACATGACCGAGCTACGCGCCCGCCTGCGCAGCGCCTGCGATCAGCTACAGCGCGCGGACGACATCGCCGTGGGCGCGCAGGTTGCGGCCAACGACAAGCAGCGCGCCTACGTGCTGGAAGTCGCTTGCGAGGATGCGCGCATCGCGATGAGGCGCATCGAGGGCGTGCTGGCGGACTGGCCGGCCGATCAACCCAACGGAGACGACTCATGACCACTGAAATGATCAAGTACCCGAAGATCGGCCAATTCCGTGACGCCGCGCACGAGATCAAGCGCCGCGCATCGTTTCAAGGGCTGGACGAGGCCGGCGAGCCGATCATGCGCGAGCCGAAACGGCTGCCCGAGCTGACATTCCAGGGCGCCGTGAAGCTGCACGGCACCAACGGCGGCGTGGTCTGTCGCCCGGACGGCGCGGTCCACTATCAGTCGCGCAATCGCATCCTGACGCCTACTGATGACAACAACGGCTTCGCATCGTTTGCGGCAACCGTCGACTGGTCAGTGATGGCGGCCGAGGCGCGCAGCATGGCTAGCGATCTTGCCGACGACACGGTGGCGATTTACGGCGAGTGGTGTGGGCGGGGCATCCAGAAAGGCGTCGGGATCAGCGAGCTGCCGAAGCAGTTTTTCATCTTCGGCATTCGCGCTGGCGGCGAGTGGCTAAACCTTCGGCTCTTCGATACGCCGGACGATCGCGTCCACTTCATCGTGGATTTCCCAACCTTTGAGCTCGTCGTGGATCTCAATGCATCCGAGCGCGACCGCAACCGCATGATCGAGATGACTGATCGCGTCGAGGCCGAGTGTCCGGTGGCGAAGGCGTTCGGTGTCAGCGGCATTGGTGAGGGCATCGTGTGGCGCTGCATGGACGATGGCTACCGGGATATCGCATTCAAGGTCAAGGGCGAGAAGCACAGCAAGGCGAAGGTCCGGACGCTCGCGCCGGCCGATGCGGAGCGCGCCGAGCGACTGCGCGCGCTGGGCGAATTGCTGATGACCGAAGAGCGGATGAAGCAAGGCATCGATTACTTGGACGAGCACAAGCTGGACGTGTCGCGCCGCAATCTCGGCGCGTACCTGAGCTACGTGGTGTCGGACTGCTGCGTGGAGGAAAACCTGACGATCCATGAACAGGGATTCGAGCCGAAAGATGTCAAGCGCCACCTGTCGGATGTGGCGCGGCGCTGGTTTTTCGAGAGGGAGGCGGCTAGTGCCTGACAGCGACGAAATCGACATGCCCGAAACCGATTACATTCGAATCTGGCGATTCCACGATGCACCGGCCGACCTGCGCGCCCTGAGCAACAACGGCGGCGACGAGGACTGGCTCGCCGTCATCCCGCCATCGATATTCCACGCCGACGAGGACGACTGGATCGGATGGATGGAGGCGGGGCACAGCTTCGGGTGCTGCGACGTGTCGCGCTACGAGCACCCGACGCTCGCCGGGTATCAGGTCCGCATCGGGAGCCACGCGTGAACGGCTGGCTGATCAACCGACAGGAGGCGGCCTGTGCCTGACATCGCAATGTGCGCTGAGACCACCTGCCCGCGACGTGAATCGTGCCTGCGCTACCTGCTGCCGCCTGACCGCTACATGCAGAGCTACGCAGAGCGAGACCCGGCCACGTGTGACGACTACTGGCACGATCACAGCCGCTATCGGCTGCGCTCGGTGGTCGATGCGGATGCTGATAACCGCCGGGGTGAATCATGAGCGCTGAGAAGAGCCAGCGAGCCGCCATCACGGCGGAGCATCGCGCCATCGTCGGCCAGTCGATCGGCCGTCGCCTGCGTCACGAGCGTGAGCGCCACAGGCTGAGCCGCCTGCATCTGTCGCGCCGCGCCTGCATCGCGCCATCCACCATCGGGCGCATCGAGCGAGGAGAGAGCGTGCCGGATGCACGGATGCTGCTCGGGATCATGGCTGCATTCCCGGCGCTTGATCTGGTGTGGCTGCTGACCGGTGTGTCGGCGCCCGTGGCCGCTGCCGGCGCGGGCTCGGCATGAGCGCGCCATGCGAGCAGCTACGCCGCGAGGTGGGCGACAGGCTCAGGATGTACCGGGCGCGCATGCGGATGACGCAACCGATGACGGCGGATCGCGCAGGCATCAGCGTCGGCACGCTTGCAAAATGGGAGGCCGGCGAGAGCTTTCCGCGCGCGGATCTTCTCGTGCGGCTGTGCGAGGTGATCGAGGTGGACCCGACGCGTGTGCTGATGGGCAGGGCGTGGGAGTCGACGCCGTGAGCATCGACGCCATGATGATCCGCACGGCCGACGGCGCTTTCCGGCCGGCCACGCAGCACGACGCCGACGAGCTGGCCGGACTGCCGATCGGCCGGCTTATCGGCTGCACGATGAAGCAACTGCGCAACGGACAATTTCATCGAAAGCTCTTCGCGCTGCTGGCCTACCTGTACGACGTGCTGCCGGCCAAGCGCGCTATCTACGAAGGCACCGAGATCACACAATCCAGGAAACGCCACCGAGACGAGATGGTGATCCTGGCCGGGCACTACACCGTGGATGTGACCGGGCGCGGTGACATCCGCATGGTCGCGCAATCGCTGAGCTACAGCAAATGCAGTCAGCGGCTGGCCGAGACGATCTACAGCGACCTGATCGACAAGGCGCTTGCACTGCTGGGCGGCGACCAGACCCGCGACGGGCTGGACGACATCATCAATCAACTTGTGGGATTCGATTCATGAGCACGCCACGCCGAGCCGGCACCGGCTACGACAGCAAGATCACGCCGATTCACCGACCGAAGGCGGCCACGCCACTGCCGAGCGAATCCACGCTCAGGCGCCGGCACAAGCTGCGCCGTTGGTCCGTCACGGTCGGGGATCGCACAGTGTCGGGCTGGAATGAGCACCCGGAGCAAGAGGCGGCAGCGGCACGGCAGCGTCTCGAGGCCGACATGGCGCCCGGTGACACGCTGGGAAAGCTGGCCGAGATCGTGGCGCACTTCGGCGAGCTGGAGGCGGCGACACGGATCGGCACGGCAGTGGAGACGCTGCACTCGTGGCGGCGACAGTCGAAGTACCCTAGCGCGGCATCGAAGGCGTCCATCGCTCGGGAGCACTACTCGGCCACGAATGGCCGGGCGGTGGGCGCATGAGCGAGCAGCAGGGACGAGCGCAGTGGGAAGCGGCCGAGCAGCGACGCAAGCGACGGCACGAGGACGATGGCATGCGGGCTGTCGCGGGCATCGTCAACGGGTTTCTGATCGCGGTGCCGTGCTACGTCGTGGCTGGATTGATCGTCTGGTTGATCAGCCGATGAGCGCGCCGAGGACGATGCCGGTGCACGAGATCGAGGCGCTGCTGATCCGATCGCGCGTGTGCGTCGATCTGAGGCCGCCAGCACTGCTGCCCGAGCCTACGCCTGTCCAGCGTGCCAACGACGCCCTGCCGCCCGTGTGGGTGGCGGTGGTGGCAGGGCTTGCCGTTGTGACGGGCTCGGCTCTGTGGCTGTGGACGCCGGTGCTGGTGCGGGGATGTGGGGTATGAGCATCAAGGCGGGTGACGTGGTGCGGCCGAAGTCGGGCGGGCAGTGCATGGTGGTAGAGCGGATCGACGAGGACGGCGCCGCACGCTGCTCGTACGACCTCTTCGGACGCGAGTACGAGTGGTGGCACGTCAACGCGCTACGCCCGTGCCGCCGCTTCCTGTGGTGGTGGCTGTGACCCCCTCGCGCGGCAAGCCACTCGCCCGCATCAGCACACGCCCCGCCCGGTGCCTGATCTGCGAGGAGGCATTCACGCGCACCCGGCCCGGCGAGCGCGTGTGCGGGGTGGCGTGCGCGATCGAGCGGGCCAAGCGCAAGGCCGTGGCGAAGGCGGTCGCGCCGATGCTGCCGAAGCGGGGGCGACTGACGGCGCAGGTCCACGACAAGAAGCGGGCGACGCGGCTCTGTCAGAAAGCCTTCAACGCACTGGTGAGGCATCAGGATCGCGACCGGCCGTGCGCGACATGCGGGACCACGGCGGACGTGAAGTACGATTGTGGGCACTGGCTCACGACCGGCGCGCATCCTGAGCTGAGATTCAGGCGCGAGAACGCCAGCCGTCAGTGCTCGCGATACTGCAACGTCGGGGGCAGCGGTCGCCCGGTCGAGCATCGTGCCGCCCTGGTCGAGCGATGGGGGCAGGATGCCGTCGACTGGCTGGAAGGGCCGCACGAGATGCCGCACTGGACGATTGATGAGCTGGACGCGATGGCCTCGGCGATGCGGGCGCAACTGAGATGGGAGGTGCGCCGTGGCAAGTGAAGCCGCCTGCGCCCGGAAAGTGTCCTACCCCAGCCGCGCCGATGCCCAGCGTGCCGCCGACTCGGCCGGCTGCAAGCTACGCCCCTACACCTGCTCGTGCTGCAACGGCTGGCACCTCACGTCGATGAGCAAGGCGGAGGTACGGCGGCTGCGACGGGATGCGCGGAAGCGGGCGGCGTGGGCGGCGATGGTGGGCTGATCGCTCCCGCCTGCGCTTTCGCCCTTCGGGGGCGACGCTACGGCTTGCCTGACACGGCCCCGGCGAGGGATTGCCGGGCCTGATCGCGCGTGCAGCGAGGTATAATGAAAGCGGGCCGGACGGTGCTTCTACACCGTGATCCGACCCTGACCATCAACGATCTGGAGATCGATATGGCTGGACGAAATCATACCGGACACGAGACCTATCGTGCTTACAACTCCGATGGGCAGTGCCTGTACGTCGGGATGTCGTCGAATGCGTTGCGCCGCGTTACCGACCATGCGTACCTGTCAGGCTGGTATGGGGAGGTGTCGCGTATCGAGATCGACCGACACGACTCCCACGAATCCGCGCTGGCGCACGAAAAGCTGCTGATCGCCAGCGCTCAGCCGCGATGGAATGTCCAGCACGGTGCGGACCCCGTCGTAAGGCGATCCGCTCGAAAGCGTCGCCTTGAGTCGCTGAAAGAAAAGCTGGCGTCAGAGCCCGGCGAATGGGTGAAGCACTTCCCGCACTTCGACGAGGTCATCATGCGGATGGACCGCCTCTTCGACTTGAAGCTGGCCCTGTACTTCGTTGATCGCGCCATCGCGCAAGGCACGACGCGGTTCCGCATGGATGACGGGCGGAAGGCGTCGATCATGCAGAGGTTCGGCGTGTCGAAGGCTTCGGTGCAGAATGCGATCACGCGCCTTGCCGAGCCGGTCGAGCTGGGCGGAGTAGAAATCCTCGTGAAGCTGGAGCGAGGGCACTACATCATCAACCCGCGCTTCTATTTTGTGGGGCGCGAGCCTGAGCACGACAACGCGCTGGACCTGTATCACAAGCTCAAGCGCGAGCGAGCACCGGCCATCAAGGCGCGCAAGGCGGCGCGCGAGAAGCGGAAGGCTCGACCGAAGAAGGCGACCGTGACAAAGCTGCGTTCTGTTGGCTCGCCGTCGAGCGGGGCGTCATTGCCACCCTGACAACAACGCCAGCACTATCCACCCTCCCAGCCCGTACCATACTCACACGGATCATGTAAAGATCCGCACGGCAACGTCGAGAGGACGTAGCGCATGGCAGCACTGGACCCGGACGGTCTGGAGGCGGCAGGGTTGCACCGCTGGTCGATCCCGGAGCTCAACGCATCGGGGTGGACTCGCGGTGATCCTGTCGAGTTTGTGGAGTTCCATCGGGCGTGCGCTCGCGGGGATACCCCGAAGGCGCTGGCGTTTCGCCGGATGGTCGAGCGCGAGCGCCGGAATGGGCTGGCTCGGATGAATGCGGGGAGGAGGCCGAAATGATGCGCTGGAGCATGGCGGCGCTGATGCTGCTGTCGGGGTGCGCGGCGACGCCCGAGCCGGTGACGGTCACGTACGAAACCGACCCGTACGGCGCGGTCTACCCGGTCGTGAATGGCGACGCCTACCCGCTGACGGATGATGAGCGTCGGGTGCAGGTGCAGAAGCTCGTCGACCTGTACTGCCCGGCCGAGTAGATGAATTGGCTCGGCGGATTGCTCGGCGGTGCAGCCAAGCCGATCAGCGAGTACGGCCAGTCCCGGCAGGAGACCGCGCAGTGGAAGCACCGCGCCGATGCCATCATCGCCGTGGCTGCCGCATCGTGGCGCCCGTGGCTGGCTCGCCTGCTCGGCTGGTGCATCCTGATCCACGTGGCAGGCTCGGTGCTGCTGCTGATCGGCATGGTCTACAGCGAGACGAGCGACGCGGTGTGGAGCTTGCTCGCCACCTGGGCGCTGTGGATGGCGTACGGGCGCACGCTCTTCGATCTGACGGCGACCCTGCTGGGGCTCTACATCGGAAGCCGGGGGCTGGAGAAGGTCGCGCCGGCTATCGGCGGTCCGGCCGGGCAGGCGTTGGGCGCTGCAGCGGGGTGGGTAACCGGCAACCGTGCAGCCCCGGAGGTCCAGCGTGATGATCTTCGATCGCATGACGCGCCGCTGCAACGGCTGGACGGGATCGTGGTGCCGGGCAGGGCGCAGGGCGTCGCGGCGACGCAGGGCTGGCAATGGGGGGCGCGCTCGACGCAACGGCTTTCCCATGCGCGCCAGGAGTTGCAGGATCTCTTCGACTGGCTTCTGCCGCGAAGCCCGTACGACCTGACGATCGGCGAGACGATCCGCAGCGTCGAGGAGCAGCGCGGGTACGTCGAAGGCGGCCAGTCACGCACGATGGACAGCCGGCATCTTGAGCGCCCGGCCGCTGCCGTCGACTTCTACATCATCGATCCGAAAACCGGCAAGGCCAGCATGGGCGCGACCGAGCGTGAGCTGGACATGTACCGGGAAGTGCTGACGATCCTGCGCGAAGGCTCCGAGGAGCTGGGCATCCCGGTCACGTCCGGCGGGATTGACTGGGGCTGGGATTTCTTTCACGTCGAGCTTGACCGAAAGCACTACCCGCGCGGCCCGAGCGTACTGGACGGCGTGCCCGCCTGATTTGCCCACACATCCCGAATCCCGCTCCTACAGTGGGTACATGCACCGACACATCCTTGCCCTGATCCTTGCTCTGGCCCTGCCGATCGCGCACGCCGAGACCGTGCGCACGACGGATCTGGCGATCAATGCGCAGGTCTACATCAGCACCGACTACACCGGCGAGCAGACCGCGCACCTGGTGTGGTCGCACCCCCACAACGGCCGCACCGCGACCCGGCACACGGTCTACGTCGGCAGCAATCGCGACGGCTGGCAGGAGATCGGCACGGTGTCGAGTCCGAGCCGGTCGTTTCGCGTGATGGACCATCAACCGGGTGACCAGTATCTCGTCGCCCCATCCACGGATGGCTACGGCTATCCCGCTGCCGAGTGGCCGCCGCGATGACTGAATTCCTGCGATACATCCCGACGGAAAGCCGCCCCAGTCGCCTGTCCCTGCTCGAGCACGAAGCCACCGCCGAGCTGGCTCGCGCATCGGCCCGGCGCGTATCGCTCGAATCGGGCGAGGCCGCGCGTCGGCAGTCGGTGCAGAGCAAGATATTCGAGGCGAGCCAATCCGAGAAGGTGGCGCGCGAGGAGCTGGCCGCGATCATCGCCCGGCAGGACGAGCTGCGCGCCGCACGACGAGCGCCGGCCAAGGCCGCACTGGACGCCGCTGTGCCGACGCTGACCGTGCGCGCACCGGTTGCCGAGTCCGACACCGCTCCGGCACCCGTCGAGGCCGTAGAGCCCATGCCCGACCCGACCATCGAGCCTGTCGAGCCGTGGCGGCTGATACCCGACATCAACCTGGACGACCCCGAGGACACATCCGCATGACCGACCTGAAGCAACGCGCAGCTGGCGCCTATGATGACGCCCGCGAGCGAGCCGCCGATGGCCTGCGCGACGACCTGGAAGGGCTCGGCGTTGACGTGCAGGAGGTACGCGACGGCACCGCGAGCGCATCGAAGAAGCGCCGGATCATGCGCACCGCGCTCATCATCGGCGTGCTCGTCATCGTGCTGCTCGGCATTGCCACGACCTGCGCCACGGCCGCCACGCTCTACGTGATTCAGCCGGTCGCCGAGGTCGAGTCGTGCGAGGACATCGAGGCCGAGACGCAGCGGCTGATCGACGAAGGCGTCATCACGGCCGGCACGATGACGGTCTGCTCGGACGAGTCGGGCACCTGATGATCAACATTCCAGCACGCGAGCACAGCTAGATGGGCATCGTCGTCGACGCGAATTACCTGCGCAAATCTGCAGACGGGCTGGACGTATCCGACCCGTCCACCTTCCGCCTTGCCAGCTCGCTCATCGGGCTGGCGGCGGCATTCGATGCTTATCTGTCGGCGAATCCGGGCGCGTCGGTCAATGCGTGGATCGCAACGCTTGGCGGTGGCGCGTCGCAGAGTGATGTCGATGCGCTGACGGCCGCGCTGGGGAGTCTAGCGATCGGTGGCGTGTCGGGGCTGCAATCGGCGCTCGATAACCTGCAGACGGCGATCAACGGCGCGGCTACCAGTCAGTCCGTCACGGACGCGGTAACGGCCGAGGCGTCAGCGCGCGATGTAGCGATCACGGCCGCTGTCGGTGGCATCAAGTACGACGGCAGCTACTACAGCACCGCGTCGCTCGCAGCGGCCGTATCGAGCGGCAAGAGTAACAACCCCGACGCGCGTGCCGGTTACAGCTTCGTCGCCGTCTTCGTCGATCCTGGGGCGGCTGTCGGTGCTCAGGTGCTGCAGGCGCAGGTCTGGACGCGGGCGCGTGTGGGGGCTTCAGGGAGCGCGCTGGAGTGGGTGCTGGTGTCGGGCAGCGCTGCCGGCGTCAGGCGCGCCACGATCAGCAACGGCGACGCCATCCCTGTCGACGCATCGAGCATCCTGATCGAGACGCCTGCCGTCGCTGGCCTGCCGGTCGATGCGGACAGCGTGCCGTACCACGCGATCACCCTTGGGCTTCCGACAGCGACAAGCCCGACGATCCGATTCGTGCGCAACGGGCCGCTGGCCGCGCGCATCGAAGCGCCGGCCGGCACGCTGACGTCGCAAGGTGAGACAGGTGATCCGAACGGCGCGGGTGACATTCTCAACCTGCCGTTCGACTTGTACGGCGGCGAAGCGCATCCGCGCGGCGACGGGTCGGGGTGGGATCTGGTGCTGGATGTCGTGCCGGATGGCGTCACACAGCAGGAGCTGGCGGATGCGACTCAGCGTCCGGTAATCGTTGTCAACAGCGAGAGCGACGCGTTAGCGCGCACGCTGGTCGGCAATCGGACGTACCTCGCTGACACCATTTCGGGCGCTGTGACGCTCCCGCTCGGAGGCGACGTTCCTGATCTGCGAGGCGTTCGAGTCCTGCGACGCGGGCCGAATCCGGTAGTGATCGCCCCTGTTGCCGGGTACACGACCGAAGGCGTCGCTGACGGTCTCGTCATGAATTTGGATGGGACGAGCGTCGATTTATACCGGCGAGGTAGTCAGTTCTTTGTAGCTGAAGCCGTAGGGGCAGCCTTGCGTGAGCAAGTCTTCGCGCAATATCCGCGATCGGATGTCGTGAATCTTCGGTTCACGGATGCCGCTGACCTTCCGCACAGCATCACCACATCAGACGGATCGGACTACACCGCAGAGTACCCCGACGGGTCGATCGTGACGATTTCATCAGGAGCAAGCCACGTGCAGAGCTTCGGCGCACCTACGAGTGGGCTGGTGCGAATCAGGACGGCGATTGATGTTCGCATCACCCACCTGAAGATTGACGACGCGACATGGTCGTTCGATTTGTCTGTTCTCTCTCCGCTCACGTCGCTCGTCAACCTTAAGCTGGCTGGTCACTCGATGGATCTGACCGGTCCCTTGGCCGCACTCTCGCCCCTCGTTCTCCTGACGAGCCTGCACATCAGCGGTCACGCAATGAGGTTGACAGGCGTCACTGACGCACTGTCACCGCTCGTGTTGCTGGCCAATGTCTACATCGCTGGGCACAAGATGGCGATCGCTGGCGACTCCGCAGCGTTCTCGCCATTAATCGCTCTCAGGACGCTCTATGTGATCGGCCAAGATATGACGATCGAGATGGAATTGTCGGCCTTTGCGCCGCTTCCGTTGCTGGAGGTGCTTTTCCTTATTGGCGACACTATGCAAGCGAGCCTCGTAGACACTACTTGGCGACCGTCTATGCGACAGGTTGTTGTCAAGGTCGCGCCGACAAGCGAGGCGTTTGTCGGCGCCGTGCTATCGACGCTCGCGCGTGACACGACGACCTGGCGTAACGAAAAGCAGATCGACCTGAGAGGAAGCAACCCGCCGCCGCCGATCTCGTCGCAGTCTGACATCACGACGCTTGAAGGGCTCGGTGTCGCCGTTCTCGTTGAATCTGGGGCTTGATGATGAGCGCTTTGAACCTGTTCGACCCTGCATACCCTCTGGTTGATCTAGAAGAAGCCGATTTGCGCAGCTCTGCCGCTTTCAATGCCGCTATGGCTCGCGTCACGGGGCCGCTGTCAGCGCTCCCGGAAGGACACGAGCAGCGGTTCATGAACGGAACCTGGGGCGATAACGCGCCGGACCACTACCCGACATCCGGCGTTGCGCTAGTTGAGCGAGCCGTCAACGGACAACTCAACTGGGTGAGAAAATGAGCACGCACACCGATCCTAGCGTACTGCGCGCAGGCGACCCGGACGTCGATCATCCGAGCCTACTCGCGGAGAGATTATCGGCCGGTGATCTTGCTGATGCGAGTGGCTTCGAGGCCATGTCTCTGGTGCTCAGGTCGATGGGCGCATCGGGTGTTTTCGCGTCGCGACAGTACAACACCAACACCCCGCTCGACCCGGCGACTCGAAAGCACGACGGTGCTTACGCCGCGCTGAACCTGCACGACCACAGCAACTACATGCTGATGTGCGGTCTCGCTGAATTCTCGGTCATCGTCAACGGCTGGCCCTACGCGTCAAGGCATCAGGATTATCGCTGGCGCAGATCGGTTCCGGCCGATGAAGACACTCTCGGAACGGAGTACACCCGCCCGCCCGAGGTGCCCGCAAGCATCGCGTCAAAGCCTCTCGGGCTCTCCGGCAACGACGTGAATCTGACAGACGACACTCAGATGCGAGCGTTCAGTCGGATTTTCGAGGACCACCCCGAGCAGGTTGAAATGCACCTTGCTTATCTTGAGCTGTGGTGGGAAAAAACGGATGGCGAGCTTCGAGACGCAGGCGACAGCTTTCGTCATTCCGATAGCGTTGACGACCTCCACGCGCAGTACGATAAGGCGGCACGGCTCGCGGCGACAGGCGGCAAGGAGCTGACAGAGAATCTGCCGTTCGGCCCGGTCGCGAAGCGCTACATTGAAGGCGGCATCGAGAAGATCGCATATCTGAATGCTCGGATGATGACGTGCAAGGTGGGCACGATGGCTCCTTCATCGGTCCATCAGCTCGCGCCGATCGTCACGATTCAGGCGTCCGACTCGCACGGGCACATCTTGCCCACGCAGATGACGGACGAGCAGGCCCGTCAGCTCCGCGATGGAGAGGTGGGCGAGGTGATTCTCACGTCCACCGACGTCAGCCATGTCCACGAGTACCGGATTACGTGGGACGGGGATTGGTACGTCGGCGTCGACACGAACGCCACGCACCAGCACGGCGTGCTGATCGAACGTGGTTATGATGGGGCGCTGCCCTACGATCGGGCAAAGGCGCTCGCGGGAATCGTCGATGACGGAAACGTGTTTTCACTCATCGACGATCCGATAGCACGCGGCGAGAAATCGATTGATGACTGGGAGCGTAGCCGCTGGCCTCGCTTCCGCATTCCGCAGCTCGAACGCATTTGCGAGCGCGTTCCCGGTCTTGACGGCGAGGGTTCATTTATAAACGAGGTCTCGATACTGGACCCCGGACAGATAATGGTCGACCGCGATGGCGGCGTGCTGAACGCGGCCTACTACTCGCACACATTCGGCCAGTCTGGTAGTGATGCGTCCGGTCGACGAATCATCGGTCGAGGGTACAACGACCCGGCATTTTTCCGGGCGGCGACGAACAAGAGTTTCGTGCTTGACGGGTCGTCGTACATGGTGCCGATAGAGATGCTCGCCCTTTCGCACATCAACGGCGCGAATCCCTACAATTTCTCCGTCGCGGAGGAGGCTGTGACGCGCGCCTCCGGAAATGGCACGGCTGTCGAGCCGTACGGGACCATCAGCGAGGCGAGCTTCTGGTACATCCAGCCGGCCGGCCTGTACGTCCCGACAGGGGAAGTCGATCCGGCCGATACCGGCCCCGCACGCTACGTGAGAGATCCGGGTGGGTCGCCTCGGCTGGTCTACGCGGGCGGCATCGCACCGCACACGCCCGACAAGCTGCACCGCATTCGATTCCCGTGTTACCCGATCTATCAGGAGTACACTTGGGAGGCGGTGCGACTCGCTCACCTTCGCCGCGAGCTGTCCGGTGGCGGCACGTCGCTCAAGGTGCATTCAGTGTCTGCTGCCGGCGAGGCGTACGGCAGCGCAGCATTGGTCGCGGCGATCAGCGATGTGCCCGGACAGACTGGCGAGCGGCTACACGTGACAGGGATGTCTGCGCCCGCTGGCAAGCCGACGACGGCGCGCTACTACTGGGGCGCGGTGAGCGATGGCGCAGGCGGAAGCACGCCAGGGTGGATTGATGAGAGGACGGCCGCCTGATGCCGGAGCGCTCTGCATCATCTCCCGCGCCGCCCGCTGCCCGCACGCTCGCTGACGGCACGCTCTGGCTCGGCCCCGCGCCGCAGTCGGAGAAGCCGCCCGAGAAGCCGCCCGCAGCCGATAATCGACAGCCGGCAGGGGGCAGGGCGTGATCACCTTCACCACCCCCATCCGCGCCACCGCTACCGGCACCGCATCCACCACCGCGCTCGACGCCGCGACACTCGCCCGGATCGACGCGCTGGAAGTCCCGAAGCGCGTGCTGTTCGTCGCGAACAGCATCTCCGACCGCACGGCCATGCTCGGCAGTCCGCCGCCGGACGGGGCGGTGGCGACGACAATCGGCGGCGGCTACGCGCAGCGGCGCGTGGATACGTGGGTGACGATCACGACGGAGGAAGCGATGGCGCTCGTTGGTCAGGTCGCGGCGCTTTCTGGCAGCGTCGATCAAGCGGCGGCAGCGGCGCACATTTCGCCCGGTCGAGAATGGGCATTCGGCCTTGCGACCGACATCATTCTGGCAACGTGAGTATCTTTCTCAGCATCGTTCTATCCAACGGCTCACGGCTGCCGCTCGGCGCGTCCAGCCCGCCCACGCCCGTCAGCGCGTTCGTGATGCACGAGCTGCGGCAAGACGGCGGCGGCACGCACAATGCCATCGCGTTCTCGCCGGACGGCAACACCCTCGCCGCCTTCGCAGACGTCGGCGGCACGCGACACCGCACTGGGTCGCAGGGCTGGCGCTACCTGCCGACGCTGGGCGACAACGCGAGCCGGCAGGTCGCAGGCGGCTGCGCGACGGACGATGGGAAGCTGTTCCAGATCGCGGGCAACGGGACGAGCGCAGGCGTGCTGCAGGAGATCGACATCGCCACCGGCGCGGCCGTGGAGCTGGTCAGCGGGTTGTACGTCGGGGCCAACCGGTTGAGCGACGGGGACAGCGGCCCGCGCCCCAGGCCGGTTGGGTGGATGGTCACGTACGACAAAGGCCGTGACCTCGTCTACTACTGCACGGAGAAGGGTGTCGGCCGGTACAACCGGACCACGAGCACGGACGACGGCATCATCGCGCTGCCCGACGAGTCGTGCCGGGGGTTCTCGCACCGCGAGCACGCCATCGTCATCTCGCCCGGCAGTCTGGAGGTATGCACGCACACGCAGGGCATGCAGCGCATCGACGCACCGCACGCCGGGGCAGCCGCGACACGCATCTCGCCGGCCGCGTGGGATCGATTCGAGGACGCCGCGATTCTCGACGACGACGGGCTGCTCTGCGCAGGCCACGAGGACGGTGTGCTACTGATCCGCAGCGACGGTTCGACGCTGGACGTGACGCCGTCGCAGAACAGCGGCACGGGTGCGTCGGGCGGCACGACGCGCTGGATCGCGGTCGCGGTGCAGGGCGACATGGCAGCGCTGGGCATGATCAACCCGGACGGCCCGGAAGAATGGATCTACCGGCACACCGACGTGAGCAATGCGACGGCTGCCACTTGGGACAACGCGACACCGACCGAGGCCGTGTTGCAACTTGGGTCCACGTACCTGTCGCCGGCAAATCGCGTGCTTGGCGCCTCGGCAGGCTCCGGCCCGGATCTCGTCGGCACCAACTGCCTCGCTTTCGACCCGAGCGATCCGACCGGCAACACGTTGCACCTGTCGCTCGCGCTGTCGCTGTACCGCACGACGAACTTCGCCGGCTCGGCCAGCGCGATCACGTACGAGTCCGACAACGAAGGGCTGTCGATGGTGTCGATGGCCGCATCGCACATCGACGGCAACGGCACGGCGTGGCTCACGATGGCCGATCACAACGTCAGCGGCATCGAAGCAGATGGCCTGCTCACGGACGAGCTGCACGAGCTGTCCGTGTCGGGCATCTCGGATGGGTGGGGGCTGTGGTCGGCAGGATCAGGTACGGACAACGTCGTCGTCTTCTCGGCTACATCCGATCGCGACGCCTTCGACCCGGGCGGGGATATCTACTACCGGCGCGGCACGAGCGTCACCGATGGCTGGGTATCGACCGGCTTCGCTGACGACTTTCGCGGACAGGGCTCGACAGAGGCGACCGGTGTGCCGCGTGTCGGTGGCGTTTTCGGCTGGGATAGAGGCGATGGCACTCACCGCTTCGTCGGCTGGGCGGACGGGCTGGGCTTCGTCTACTCCGATTACACGCTCGCCAGTGACTCGTGGGGGACATGGCAAGTACAGAGCAGCGGCCCGACGAGCGGACTGGTATCGGCGAATCGCAAGAGCGAGCGCGACATCCGAGGCGCGAGTGACGGCAGCGTGATCTTTGGCATCCAACTCATTGACGGCCAGCTGTGGCGCAGCCTGAACGGGGGCGTGGACTGGACGAAAATCGCATCCAGCCTCGGCACGGATCAGGAAGTGCGCGTTGGCCGGATCGACTATCTCGAAGCGGCGGACGTGCTGATCTACTCGGACGAGAATGGCCTGCACAAGATCGCCAACGCCTCAACCTCGGCCGATGTCGTCACCATCAGCGGCATCACGACGCCGTGCCAGGTGGCGGTCGATTCAGCCGGCCGGGCGTACGCGCATGTACGCGGCCCCGGATTGTCCGACCTGCTGCGCTGGGACGACTTCGCGAGTGCCACGTCCGCAAGTGACGCGACGCAGATCGCGACCGACGACTACCGTTCGCGCGTCGGGGATCTTGCGACGTGCATGACGATCGGCACGATCGATGGCACCGAGTACGGCCTGACGGGCTACAGCGGTTCCGGAGCGGCGGTGTGGACAGTGCCGGCGTGATGGATAGGCTTGCGTCGTCGCGCGATCCCGCTCCTACAATGGCGTATGACTGATGCAGATTCGCGCATGCAAGAGCTGGCGGGCCGTGTGCGCAGACTAGAGGAGGTGACAACCGCCCAGGCGCAGGCGCTCGCCCTGAATGACCTGCGCACCGTGCATGCAACCGCGCGCTTCGACAAGATTGAGCAGACGCTGTCGCGCATCATGTGGCTGATCATCACCGGCATCGCGGGGGGCGTGATGTCTTTCATCATGCAGGGAGGGCTCAATGCTGTTGGCGGGTAACAAGCGCGGCACAGCCCTTTTCGTGCTGCTGCTGAGCCTCGTCGCGCTGCCGGCCTTCGGGGGCGTGATGCTGGGGCTCCGAGAATATCAACGCGCGTATCAGCCGGTCGTGACGGACTTCCATCTAGACCGCGTCGAGGTCGATGGGGCGGGAGACGTCACGATCAGCGGGTCATTCACCAAGCGATTCCCGGCCTACGTCTGCGAGTACGAGGACATGCAGTGGCACGCGATCCACGAAAACGGCTGGATGCCTGATGTCGATGCCGAGTACGGTGACGTGCGAAAAAGCGTCAAGGGCAATAACCGGGCAAAAGGCATACAGCGCTTCTACGACTGGAAGATCCTTGCCAGCGAGTACCCGCAGGCCCAAGGCGTCATCGGGCGCGTGCATCACGAATGCCTCGGATTCTGGCCGGCAACGACCGACTTCGACGTGATTCTGATCACGCGCGCATTCACGGACGAGACGCCACCTTGAGCTACGGACCCGCCAATACCGGCCGCTCTCGTGAGCGCAACCGCGCAGGTGGTGTCGGGCTGCGTACACGATTCGCTATCCGTCCCGTCGCACCGATCACGCTGGATGACGTGGCGGGCGATAGCGGGCCGGTCGTCGTCGCCTGGGATACGGGGGGTGTGCCGTGCGACCGATTCCAGGTCACGGTATTCGATGAGACCGGCGCGGTGCTGGCCGTGTCGCCCGATCTGGTCCTGTCGTCGGGCCAGCAGTCGAAGCGGTCTTTCCAGTACACGCTCGAGTCTTTCGTGGTGCCGAATGCCGCGATCCTTGTGCGCGTGCGCTATCGCTACGGGTCGGGGGTGTGGTACTCGTCGGCGCGCGACATCGAGGTGATTCGCCCGGTAGTGGTGCCGCCGATCGGTCCACCGATTGACCCACCTGTCGATCCGCAGCCGAGCGCGGAGACCCGCCGATTCGTCGCCACGCAGGATGTGATCGACAACGGCTACCGGCTGCCATGCGTCGTGGTCGATCCGCAGGACTCGACGCTGATCGCGCACAATGCAGGCGACCGGGTTGGTGGGTACGGCATTGACTACGCCATCACCGGGGATCTGCTTGAATTTGTCGGCGACCTGAAGAGTGTCGTGTCCATCGGCAACGAATTCACGATCGAGGCGGACTGGCCGCTCGTGGTCGATGCCGATCCGGCAAGCATAGCCATTCAGGGCACGGACTGGACGGCAGAGCCTGTCGATCCTGCTAACCCGACGCCGGACCCTGCGTCGATCGCACTGCAGGGCGCGGACTGGACGACGACACCGGCACCCGAGCCCGATCCGCCTGCCGAGCCTGAGCCGGCGACGATCACGCTACAGGGGGCAGACTGGACAAATACACCGCCGCCCCCCGAGCCGCAACCCGACCCTACAATAGAGGTTGAGGGCGACTGGGTCGACGCCTGACACGCTCCCTATCGATCGCCGTGAGGCGACCAGGACCATGACACGATGACGCTACAGATCACAGGCTCGACAGGTGGTGCCACGGCACTGCAGGTCGGGCAATTCAGCTATCCGGTCACGGGGGCGAGCTATGACGTGACGGTGCCAGCAGCAGACGAGGCAGCACTTGCCGATCAGGACGTGCCCGTCTCCATCGGTACCGCCTCCGAGACGATCCGGCGCACAGCTGTGGCAAGCGACTTCGGCCCGGTACAGGGTGCTAGCGCATCAGTGAGCGGCACCACGATCACGGTGAGCTGGACCGGGCAGGCGGATGCGGAGTCGTACGACATCGAGCGCAGCCTAGACGGCGGGGCCTTCGCCTACCTGGTATCGGACTCGGCATCGCCGTACACCGATTCGGGCCTTTCCGATGGCAGCTACCGCTATCGCCTGAAAGCGGTGCGCACGGTCAACGGCACGCCCGAGATCAGCGCCGCTGGCCCTGAGAGCAGTGCCGTGACGGTCACCGCCCCCGTGGCTGCGAATTCGATCAACGCACGATCGGGCGTGAATGACCCGGATGGGGATGACGCCGAAGAGACCATCTCCACGGGCGCGATGTCGATTGCCAGCTCGGATCTGGATCTCGGCTCGGAAGGCCCGGACCCGACTATCGTGGGTATTCGCTTCCCGGCGCTGCAGATCCCGCAGGGCGCCAACATCACGAATGCCTACGTGCAATTCACCGCAGCGGCCCCGGCCAGCGGCACGTGCGACCTGACGATCAGTGCTCAGCGCGACGACACGGCAGGGCTCTTCACGCTCGCAGCCGGCAACCTCAGCTCGCGCCCCAGGACATCCGCGTCCGCCTCGTGGTCGGTGCCGAACTGGAACGCCGCAGGGGATGCAGCAGCAGCACAACGCACCTCCGCGCTGACGGCCATCATCCAGGAGATCGTCACCCGACCGGGCTGGGTGCCGGGCAACGCGATGGCGCTGTTCTTCACAGGCACCGGCACACGCCCTGCTGATTCGATGAACAAGGCGACAGGCCCGACGACCGGCCCCTTGCTGCGCGTCGAGTGGTCGTAGCGCACTAACCCACCATCATCATGATCCGGGCGCGGTCCAGACGGCCGCCACCCTTGGAGGATCACATGCAAGTCATCACAGGCCCGACGATCAAGCCGGGCGAGGAATGCGAACCGCTGTACGCGATGCTCGCCGATACCGTGGACAGGCGCGATGCGCGCGATGTGCTGTCGGACGTGCTGCAAGGCGCTTTCGAGCAGGGGGTGGGGCATGGGCAGGGCACAACGCCACTGCCGACCCTGAGCGCGCCTGTAGCGGCTGTGGTGCGTGGTGGGGAAAAGCCTGTCATGCCGCCCCTGCGCACGTGGGCGGAGATCGAGGCATCGGAGCCGCGAGGGGCGATCGAGAATCTCGTCTATCGGGCCGGGCTGGACACGGGCCTGCTCTTGAGCATGGTGGAGGCGGCGGCGCGGTATGCGGCGGCAAACTACGATGGGTAGTACAGCCCTCGGGCTGGCCGCGTATCCAGTACAATGCAATAGGCCGAACGCGATCCTTGCAGGGACCGCGCTCGGGTACGACAAGCACCGACGCGAACATACGAGGAACGCGACAATGCCCGCAGCGATCATACTGGAGTTCGGCCAGCGTTTCGGCCGATGGACCTATCAGTTCGATGTAGAGTCGAAGACCACGCCGGGTGGCGTGAAGAAGCGTCAAGCACTCTTCCGGTGCGAGTGCGGCACAGTCTCGATCGTGGACACAAACATCGTCCGCAGCGGCCAATCTCAGTCTTGCGGATGCCTTCACCGCGAGAGAGTGGGCAACCGATTCAGGAAGCACGGGGCCACAGGCTCTGAAACTCGCGGCACGCGTCATACACGGGCGTATCGCTCGTGGAGCCACATGCATGATCGCGTCCGAAACCCGAACACTTGGTCATTCGAGCACTACGGCGGCCGGGGCATACAGGTCTGCGAGCGGTGGTCGGGGCGCGATGGCTTCAAGGCGTTTTTGTCCGACATGGGCGAGCGCCCCGAAGGGAAGACCCTAGACCGATTCCCCGATATAGACGGCGACTACGAGCCGGGAAATTGTCGTTGGGCGACTCATGATCAGCAGATGGCAAACCGCCGGTGCAGCTATCGTTGGATCGTCGGTGGCGTTGAGTACGATTCGGCGCGCAAAGCAGGCGAGGCTTGCGGGCTTTCGCTCAGCGGCATGATGTACCGATGCAGCAGCGCGAACTTTCCCGAGTTCGTGCGCGAGCGTCGGTACCCATGAGCGAGGGCAAGCTGACCGTCAAGCAGCGCCGCTTCGTTGCGGAATACTGCATTGATGCGAACGCCACACGCGCAGCCAAGGCGGCCGGATACAGCGAGGACACGGCCCACGCTATCGGTCACGAGAACTTGAGCAAACCTGAAGTGCGGCAGGAGATTGACAGGCAGGAGGCCGACCGTCTGTCAGCCGCATCGTTGACTGCTGACTTCGTGCTGGCCGGCCTGATAGCCAACGTCGAGGCCGCTCGCAACGCCGAGAAATTCAGCGACGTCAACAAGGGGTTGGAGCTGCTGGGCAAGCGCTTGTCCATGTGGATCGAGAAGACGGAGAACGTCACGACGCTCAACGGTGCTACCGAGGTGCGTGTGATCGAGGTGCCGGCCAAGGGAAGCGTGTGATCGAGCCGCGCCACGTCTGGCAGGCATCGCCCAAGCAACGGGAGTTCCTGGCCGCTGACGAGCCGGAGGTGCTATTCGGCGGTGCGGCCGGAGGGGGCAAGTCGGATGCGCTGATTATCGATGCGCTCGGGCTGGCTCAGGGCGCGATCGAGGTCTCAACATACAGCGCGATCATCTTCCGCCGCACCTACGCCGAGCTGGAGCAGCTGATCGAGCGATCGGCGGCGCTGTACACGCAGATCAGCCCCGGCGCCAAGTTCAACGAAACCCACAAGACGTGGACCTTTCCGTCCGGTGCCAAGATCCGGTATCGCTACCTCGAGCGCCCCGCCGATCGATTCCGTTATCAAGGCTCAGAATTTCAGTACATCGCCTTCGACGAGCTGACGCAGCACCCGACCGATGTGGGTTACGAGTACATGCAGTCGCGGCTGCGCTCGGGCACGAATCGGCTGAATCTCTACGTGCGCGCCACGTGCAACCCTGGCGGCTTCGGGCATGAGTGGGTGCGCGATCGATGGCTGATCCCGGATGACGGGCAGGCGTCCACCAACGTGATCGACATGGACGGTGAGCCGTGGACGCGCCGATTCATCCCGTCGCGCATCAGCGACAACGCCTATCTGGCTGGCACCGGTTACGAGAAGCGCCTGAAGATGCTGCCCGAGATGGAGCGCAAGGCGCTGCTGGAGGGCCGCTGGGACGTGATCGAGGTGGTGGGCGCGATCTATGGCGACGAGATCGCGCAGATGTACGAGGACGGCCGGATATGCGGCGTGCCGATCGAGCCGCGCCTGCCGGTCTACACGTTCTGGGATCTGGGCAGGTCCGATGCCACGGCGGCGTGGATGATGCAGAGCGTGGGCATGGAGCGGCGGCTGATCGGCTACAAGGAGGATCGGTTCAAGTCGATCTCGTGGTGGGCCAAGGAGATGCGCGAGTGGGCCAAGGTCAAGCGCATCGGGTACGCCGATCACTACATGCCGCACGACGTCGAGGTGCGTCAATTGAGCCTCAACAACGCCAGCCGCAAGGAGATGTTCGAGGAGGCGGGCATCAGCCCGATACAGGTGGTGCCGCGCGTGCAGTTCATCGAGGACGGCATCGACGTCACGCGCGAGTTCCTGGCGACGTGCTGGATCGATCGGCAGGGGTGCGCGGACGGGCTCAAGGCGCTCGCCAACTACCGCCGCGAGTACAACGAGGGGCAGGACGTGTACAGCCAGAAGCCGCTGCACAACTGGGCGTCCAACGGGTCGGATGCGCTCAGGCAGGCCGCGCAGGGCTTCGTGCCGCCCGAGCGGTATCGATTCGAGAAAGGCAGCTACGAGCCCGAAGCCTTCGAGGAGGTGTACTGAGGCGGGGCGTAAAATAAGCTGCAGAAAGTGGTGGACATGTCGATACGTGGTGTGTAATCTAGTTACCAAGGTCGCAGCAGCGGCCAACCACCTGGAAACGCCGCCATGATCACTCTCTACCACGGCACGCACGAGCACTCACTGCCCGCGATCCGCACCGGCATGATCAATGGCGGACTGTTTGACGGCATCTTCGCCGGAACCGAGCGTGACATCGCCCTGTCCCATGCGCCGAGTGTTTTCGAGATTGACGTGCCGGCTGACCGCATCGCTTCGTCATTCGATCTGGCACAGGCCGATCACGAGGCGATCCGGGCGACGCTGCAGCGCGAGACGGGCGCGGATGACGCCGACCTGCTCGACGAGCTGTACGACGCTGTCACGAGCGACACGCCGGACGCTGACGACTTCGTCGGGCGCATCGGCACGCGCAGTTTCGCGGATGAGTTCGCCGCGACGTCGTGGGAGCTGCAGCGTCTGCGCGGTCGCATCGCTGCCGATCTCGGCTATCTCGCGGTCGAGATGGACGACGAGCACGGGACGAGCTACCTCGTGCTCGGGATCGCCTGACCCGCCCCGGCGCACGGACGCACCCCAACTCACACACGAGACGCCGCCATGCACACGATCTACGCAATCCACCACCCCGACGCCGACAAGCTCGCGGCCATCATCGCCGAGATGCGCGACCTGGGTGCGCCGACGATCGAGGCCGTCGACTGCAGTGACTACTTGATGGCGATCGAGGGCTCGCATCGCCTCGCCGCCGCCCACGCTTTAGGCATCGCGCCCATCGTCACGATCCACGAGCAGGACGACGAGGTCGACGTGCACGGGTACGACTGGGACGCGAGCGACTACGGCGATTTGTTGGAGGACCGGCAGTACACGGCGGGCGAGATCGCCGGCGCGCTGTACGACCACACGAGCGCTGTCGCGTACGCGTTCGACGAGGCGCACGACTGATGCCCCACGGCATCGCCAACGACCCGGCGCACGGACGCGCTCCACTTCACACGCGAGACCGCCGACACGATGACTGCCACGACGCACGACAATGCAAACGACTATCCCTGCGAGTGCTGCCACGAAACCGGACTGATCGGAGATCGCGGCGATTACTGCGACGGGGCATCACCTTCGCTGCACTTCTGCCACTGCGAGCGCGGCAACGAAAAGCAAGACCACGAAGAAGCACGAGAGACGCAGGCAGCTGGAAATGACTGGCCGGAGCGCGAGCGCGTCCCGCTGGTCTGGGGTGGCGATTTGGAGGAAATGCGGTGATCGCCGGCTGCTACCACATGGACCTCTACTGCGATGCCAGCGACAACTGCGAGGCACGTGCATTACGACGTCACGGTGGCACGGAAAAGTGGACAAGCAACGGACTGGTACAGACCGAAGCCGATGCGCGCAAGGACGCACGCGCGGACGGATGGCGCTTCGAGCGCGGCGGAGACCGCGTGCTTTGCCGTAATTGCTGGGAGTCTGGAATACGATTCGCTACGCTAGATGCCTTTGCCGAGGCGCCCGCCTGATGCCCCGAGGACAAGCAGCAGACCCGACCAAGGACGGCCGACGCGGAGACGGCCCGCCGTTGCGTGACACGGGCGATCGGCTGCAACTGCTGCTGCCGGCTGGCACGAAACAACGCTGGAAGGCCGAGGCAAGGCGGCGCCGCATGTCAATTACCGCGCTCGTGCAAGAGCGAATGGACCAACCAAACAGGAGAGACACATGACACGCACCTTCTACCTGGACGACGCCATGCGCGCCGAAGGCGAGGACTTCCGCAACGTATCCCCGTCCTATCGCTTCAGCAACGGGCGGGAGTTTCGCGACGAGGCCCCGCGAGCGGCCGCACCGATCGCACCGTACGTGGCGCCCACCGTGCTGCCGTACGTGGAGCCTGTGACGCCTGCCAGCGTGGTGGTGGCGGGGGATTGGGAGCCATCATGAGCACCCTAACCCGACGGGGCTTCATCCGACTCGGCGCCGCTGGCCTTGTCATGGCTGCAGCGCCTGCGATCGTGCGGGCTGACTCGCTGATGCCGGTGCGTGCGGTGCCGGAGTGGCATCGTGTCCGGGTGGCGCTGATGCCGGATGGAACATTTGAGTGGAAGGTATGGGACGATCAGCCGGTAATGAGGCAAGCGGACAGGGATCAAGCCATTCACGAGGCGTTTCGCAAGGCGGCGATGAATATGGATTTCACGCGTCTGCGCGCGCACATGGCGCGCTGCTGCGTGGTAGCTCCATCATGAAGCCCCTACCCCTCGCCCTCGCATCCCTCGCCCTGCTGGCGGGCACGGCCGATGCATCTTTCTACAACGGTAACGACCTGCACGGATGGTGCGGCACTACCCCTGCCGAGCCGGGCTACAACAGCGACCGTGCACAGTGCATGGGCTACGTCGTCGGGCTGGTCGATGGGCTAACCGGCATCGGCACGGCGGGCGACGCGCTGTGCCTGGAGGGCAAGACGGCTGCGCAGGTCACGGACGTGGTGGCGAAGAATCTGCGCGACCATCCTGCGGGGCGCGACCGACTGGGCGTGGATGTGGTCTTCTTCGCGCTGCTGCAGGCGTTTCCTTGCGATGACGACTAGCTGACGATTCACTACGGGCCTTTTCATGCCCGCAACACACGCCACAAACCGCTCCTACAGTGGTCGTATGGCGAAACAATACCGCACGGCCGACCCGGTCCTGATCCGCGCTCTGTGCGCCGACATCGCAGGCATAGCGCAGCGCGAGTACCCGTGGTACGCGTGGGGCGTGCGAGCCACGGCCGATGGCTCGATGATCGAGATGATCTGTGACGTGCCGGGGCTTGCGACGACCGAGGGCTGGATGTTTTCCACCGAGCGCATCCAGCAGGTCAGCGGACGCACGCGCATGATCCGGGCCGCCTGCGGCGAGATCCTGGAGCGCTTCGGCCTGTCTCGCGAGCGCAAGACGCCGCTGGCTGATGTCGCCGCCCACCTGTACCGCGACACGCGCGGCGAGCTGCACGCGCGCCACTGATGCGCCACGGGGATGCGGTAGGGCTGTCGTACAACCTGTCGGACGGGACGGACCCGGCCGACGGGGCGAATGGGGCGAGCGGTGACCCGACCGTGGAGCAGGCGCCGTCTGATGATCCGTTTGCGGTGCTGGGCGGCATAGGGGCGCTCCTGCAGCTATCCGAGCAGTGCCTTGTGGACTCGACGCACTACCTCGACAGCAATGTCAGGCGACAGATCGAGACCAACCTAGCCAACTTCCAGTCGCGCCACCCGGCAGGCTCGAAGTACCACAGCCCGACCTACAAGCACCGCTCGCGCCTTTTCGTGCCCCGTACGCGCTCCGTGGCGCTGCGCACCGAGGCCGCTGGTGCTGCCGCCTTCTTCAGCACGCGCGAGGCCACCTTCGTCGAGCCACGCAGCCAGGACGACCCGGCGCAGGTCGCAGGGGCAGCGCTGCACCACAAGCTGCTCGAGCACCGGCTCAAGCACAGCATCAAGTGGTTTCAGACCGCGATCGGGGCAATCCAGGATTGCTTCGTGCAGGGCGTGTGCATCAGCCGCCAAGGCTGGGACTACCGTGTGGACTCGGACGGCGAGGTCATCGCCGATCAGCCCACCGTGACGCTGATCCCGATCGAACACCTGAGATGGCAAGCCTCGGCGGACTGGTGCGACCCGTTGGCCGATTCGGAGTACCTGATCGAGATCATGCCGATGACGGTGGCGCGCGTGATGGAGCGCATGCGGCCCGTTGGGGAGGAGCCGCCCGAGTGGCGCCCGGCCTCCTGGTCGGCCATCGCCACCGCTGCCCGCACGCCCGACAGCCTGCAGTCGGCACGCGAGAGCAATCGAGGCGCCCCGGACGACAACGAAACCGTACCGCTGCATCGGATCGTCTACGTGTACCGGCTTATCGTGCGCCGCGAGGGCATCGACTACACGTGGTACTCGCTCGGCACCGATCACCTGCTGACCGCTCCCGCGCGGTTGAAGGACATCAACCCGCAGGGTAGGCGCCTGTACCGCATGGGCGCGATGAATATCGAGAGCCACCGCGCGGTGCCGCAATCGACCGCCGAGCACTTGATGGGGCTGCAGGCGGACGTCAACCACACGCGCAACGATCGAAAGGACAACGTCGCGCTCGCGCTCAACAAACGCTATCTGGTGAGCCGCAACGGCCGCGTCGACATGCCCGCGCTGATGCGCAACGTGCCGGGCGGGTCGATCTCGGTCAACGACGTCAACTCGTCGGTCAAGGAGATCCAGACCAATGACGTGACCGCGTCGAGCTGGCGCGAGGAGGAGAGCACCAACGCCGCCTTCGACGAGATGGCGGGCAGCTTCTCGCAATCGTCCGTCAACACCAACCGCCGCATGAGCGAGACGGCGGCCGGCATGGAGCTGATCGCAGCCGATGCCAACGTCATCACGGAGTACCACCTGGAGGTCTTCGCGACGACCTGGTACGAGCCGGTGCTGCAAGACCTGTTGGCGCTGCAGCAGGCATTCGAGAGCGACGAGACGGTCATCGCCTTGGCAGCCGAGCAGATGGAGTTGGCCGCCGAATACGGGCTCGGCATGCCCACCGAGGAGATCATGAGCGCACCGGTGACGCTGAGCGTATCGGTGGGTGTGGATGCGACCAACCCGACGCGGAGATTCGAGCGGCTGCAGGCGCTGGGGCAGTCCGGGGCGGCACTGGGTCTGGAGCCGAACGGTCCGGAGCTGTACCGCGAGATGGCGGGCTCCTTGGGATTCGACAATGGCGATCGCTTCATCATCCAGCCCGATCCGAATGCCCAGCCCGCACCGGACCCTGTCGCCGAGCAGGCCGCGATGCAGCAGGAGGCCGAAGACATGAAGGCGCAGGTCATGCAGGCGAAGATGGAGCAGGACGGCCAGATCGCCATGCAGCGCATGCAGCTGGACGCCGAGCGATTGCAGGCTGATGCGACCCGTGCGCAGCAGCAATACGAGATCGCGATGGCGAAGATGCAGATCGATGCCGAGAGTCGCATCCAGCAGGGCGAGCAGAATGCGATGGATGAGCAGGCAGCGCTCCAGTCACGCGAGGAGATCGCGCTGATGCAGGACTCGACCACGCGCGAGATCGCCGGGCTCAACGCCGAGTCGGCACGTCAGCAGAAGCTGCTCGACGGGGAGATCATGCTGCAGCGTGAGGCGATGAAGCCGCAGCCCCAGCCCGTACAATCGGGGGGTGATTCCAATGGGGGGTACTTGTCGTGATAGACCGCTACGGCACACGCCCCGACCCCATCGACGACGATCCCGCAGCGCAGCGCCATATCCTGCAGGAGCGCGAGGAGCGGCAGGTGGCCGAGGAATTCGCTGCGTTTTCCACTACCCGCGCCTTCAAACTGCTCCTACAGTGGGCAGAAGAGGACGAAAAGTCAGCCATCGAGGTGCTGATCGAATCAGGTGTGCCGCATGAGCATGATCACGCCCGATCGGTGATCAGCGCGACGCGTTACTTCAGGCACTACATCAACACCATGCACGAGCGGCTCAAGCAAGAGGACACCGAGCCGCCCGTGTAGTACCCGAGCACCACCGCGTCGTGAGACGCGGCCCCTTCCCCATGCTGGAATCTATTCATGGACACTGCCACCCACGAGGGCGCAGAGCAAGGCCAGGCCGAGCAGGAATCGGCACAGATCCGCCAAGCCGAGGCGCTGAATACGCCGGTACAGCCCAGCGCGCCCGCCCCTGCCGAGCAGACACCGGTCGTGCCGCCTGTCGCCGAGCTGCCCGCGCCCGAGCTGTCGGTATCGGACCAGCGTCGTGAGGCGCTGAATGCACGCTCGCGCCGCAGCCGTGCCGAGAATGGGCAGTTTGCGCCCGAGAAGCGCACCGCGCCCGAGCAGGTCGCACCCGAGCCTGTCGCACCGGCCCCCGAGGCGCTGCCCGACTACGTGCGCCGTCGCGAGGATGGCTCGCTGTACGTGGTGCAGAAGGTGGACGGCACCGAGCAGGAAGAGTCGCTGGCGGATCTGATCGCCAACGCACAAAAATACAAGACGGGCTCGAAGCGGCTGGAAGAGGCGGCAGCGGCGAGACGTCAATTGACCGAGTCAGGCGTGACTCGGGTGCAGCCATCCCAGGACGCTGCACAGCACGGCCCATCCCCAACGGACGGCCGGCAGGGCATCACCGAGGAGATGATCAATTCGATGATCTTCGATGGCGATGAGAAGGGCACAGAGGCACGGCGAGCCATTGCCGAGCGGCTGTCGAGAGAGTCACCGAGCGTCAACCCGGACGAGATTGCATCGCGCACGACCGAGCAGGTCTTGCAGCAACTCGAAGTCCGGCAGGCGCAGGCACGGGTATCGGAAGACCCCGCGTCCAAGGCGATCCTCGATGACCCGTTTACCCGGCAGATGGCTAACGACTACTCGGCGCAGCTTGCCGAATCGGGCATGACCAATCCGTCTGAGAATATCAGCGAGGCGGTCCGCCTGACACGCGAGCACTTGGCGAGATTCGCACCGGCCCCCGTCGCCCCTCCTCCCCTGTCGCAGCGCGCGCCGGGCAAGCAGGCTCATGCGGCATCCGCCGCCGTGGCCCCGTCTGCCCGCGCGCCCCTGACCGCACCCCCGCAGCAGCGGGACACGCAGTCAACGCTGAATCGCATGCGCGCATCTCGCGGCAGCGGTTGATACCCCCATCCGACATAGGAAACGAATGACACATGCCAACACTGGCTGATCTGGGCGCCAACGCGCCCGCCGAGGGAGCCGGCCAGCTCTGGGTCGCCGATGAAATCGGTGGCTACATGTACTCGGACAACCTGTCCGACAAGCTGCGGATTCTGGTGCAGGCACGCTGCCGGTACCGTCAATTCTGCGAGCTGCCCGAGCCGACGATGTCGGGGACGGGCAAGGGCGCCATGTTCCACTGGAATGTGTACGGCGATGTCGAGACGCAAGGCCGTGCACTGCTCGAAACCGAGCGCATGCCGTCCACGCGCCTGCAGGCCAAGCAAGGCACCCTGACGGTGACCGAGTACGGCAACAGCGTGCCCTACAGCGGCAAGCTGGATGACCTGTCCGCGCACCCCGTGTACGAGATCATCAAGAAGGCGATGGAGCGCGATGCGGCTCAGACCTTCGACTACGACGCGTACCTGCAATTCAGGAAGACCCCGTTGAAAGTGGTGCCGCAGGGTGGCAACAGTGCGACCGCCATCACGATCACCGAAAACGGCACGCCCGCCGCTGCCAATGGTGCCGCCCTGACCACCGACCACGTCAAGGAGATCGCCCTCCAGATGCGTGAGCGCAACATCCCGACCCACAGCCACGGCGACTACTACTGCATCGCCCGACCCACCACGTACCGGGTGGTCGAGAAGAATCTGGAAAACATCCAGCAGTACACCGCTGATGGCTTCCAGATGATCCGCAACGGCGAGAAGGGGCGCCACGCAGGCGTACGCTTCGTCGAGCAGACCAACGTGGCCGCATCGGGCGACTTCACCGGCAACAACGGCGACGAGGCGTTCTTCTTCGGCGATGACGTGGTCGTGGAAGGCTGCGTACTGCCCGAGGAGATTCGCGGCAAGATCCCCGACGACTACGGTCGCGGCAAGGGTGTCGCGTGGTACGCGCTGCTCGGCTTCGCACCGGCTCGCCTGGATGCAGCGGATGCGCGATGCGTCCACTGGACATCCGTCTGATCCCCCACCACCACAGGAGCACATGAGCGATGAGTGACGCAAAAGAAAGCGAGTGGATGAAGCACGGCCGACCGGAGGGCCCGATGGGTCAGACCAAGGGGCCGAGTCTGGCGTCCGGTCTGTCCGAGCACTACCAGATCAAGAATAGCCTGGAGAGCATGGGTCAAGGCCACGGTCAGGGCGAGCGGCCGAAAGCCAACGCCAAGACCACAGTCAAGTCCAAGGGCAAGACGTACCGCTTCGTCTAAACCGGCAGGTCTAGGAGGTGATCAGCGGGGCCGGCCATTCGCGTCGGCCCCGTCTACATGGGACACATGAGAAATGCAGCGAGACAGCGTACGGATCGAGGATGGCACGGAGTACGGCGAGATCCGGTTCACGGGCAAGAGCGCGGCCACGTCGGGCAGCCTGAAGACCGGCATCGTCGAGCGCGAGCCGCTGGTGGGCTATCGATGGAAGTCGGAAGGGGCTCGTAACGAGTATCGGCCGGGCTCGGCCGGGTGCGAGGCCATGTCGGTGACGGGGGACGAGACGTGAGCCTGTCGAGCGAGCAATTCGCCGAGCGCCAGATCCGTCAGGCCGCGACACGAAAGCGGCTGATGATGGAAGGCTACGCGCAGATGTCGCCGGCGATGGGCGAGGCGGTGTACGTCCGGGGCGATGAGTACCTGGACCGCAACGGCGAGCCGTGCGAGGCCACCGAGCAGGTCGAGGCCCGCGAGGATGGCGTGGTCGATGACAACGAGCTTGCCACGCTGCGCCGAGAGGCCGCCGAGGGCCTGACGCTGGGCGAGGTGATGAAGATCCTCATGGGCAACGACATCAAGCAGGACTTGCTCGTGCGCGCATTGAGCGAGACCACGGCGGCCGATGCGCTGTCGGAGTACACCGTGCCGGAAGTGACCGAGTACATCGAGTCGCATGATGTCGATGTCAAATCCAACCTGAAGCGGGCCGAGGTGCTGGCGCTCGTGGACACGATGCACGCAACTGACGAGGGCTGAGAGATGAGTAACGAAACCGACGTAGAGCAGGAGATTCAGGACAAGGGCCTGACCGCGCCACGCTTGACCCCGGCGCTGATCGACGAGCTGGCCGATGGCGCCGTGGCCGAATTCGCGGTGCTGCATGGCGTGCTGACCGTGTGCGCCCTGAAGGTCCGCAATGGCTTCACGGTGACCGGCATCAGCGCGTGCGCCAGCCCGGAGAATTTCGACAAGGAGCTAGGGGAGAAGATCGCCCGCGCCAATGCTCGCGGCAAGCTGTGGGAGCTGGAAGGCTACCTGCTGCGCGAGAAGCTGGCGACCGCCGACGACGCATGACCTACCTCGCGCTCTGTCAGGAGGTCGTCAGACGCGCAGGCGTGGCCGGGGCCAACCGAGGCGCCCCCGACACGCTACAGGGCGCCACAGGGCGTCTGGCGCAGATCGCCGACTTCGTGCAGGAGGCGTGCTTGCTGGTCGAATCCGAGTGGACCGACTGGACATACCGATCGGTCGACATCGACATGGACGTACCACCGGGTGCTGATCGCATCGACCCGCGCGACACCGGCAGTGATGTCGAGCGCATCAGCGCGCACGCGGTATTCGCCCGCGACGAGGTCGAGCGCCGGCAGCTGGTGGCGATGAGCTGGGCAAGCATGCGCCGGCTGATCAATGCGCAAGGCCCGGCTGTGACGACCGACCTGCCCACGCAATTCGCGATCGACCCAGCCGGCGTGATCCATTTCGCGTCGGTACGCGACGAGGACTGGCTGCTGCGCGCCGAGTGCGTGCTGCGCCCGACCACGCTGCGCCTCGATGACGACGAGCCGCTGATCCCTGCCGACTTCCACGACTTGATCGTGCACGGCGCGCTGGTGCGCTACCACGAGTCCGAAGAAGCCTTCGACCTGATGAGCCGCGCCGAGTCCGCCTATCAGGCATGGATGACCCGCCTGGAGGCTGCATGCCTGCCGGGCAGCGACTACAGCCGCACCTACTCGCCCGAGGTGCCGCTGATCATGCGGACCTACTGAATGGACCGCGTCGAGACGATTCTCTTTGCCGGCGGGCTGGACGAGGCATCGAGCGCATCGGATGCCGCCCCCGGCAGCATCGCGCGCAGCCTGAATTACGAGGTGATCGCAAGCGGCGGGTACCGGCGCATCGGCGGCATGCGTCGATGGTCGGGCGGGGACGTGTCGGTCAGCCCCGATGCCGTTGTCGTACTGTCAGTGAGTGGGCGACTGACGATGCCGATCGGCACCTTCGTCACGTCCAGCAATGGGGTGCGCGGGCGGGTCGTGGCGAGTAAGTTCCAGGCCGCCGATGCGGACTCTTTTCTCGTGGCGATCGAGCGCGACCGGGCGACGGATCAGTACGAGGTCGGCGCCGAGTGGACGCCGTACTTCCTGCCCGGGTCGGTCGTGCTGGATCTGGCGCCGACGATGAGGGCCGTCACAAGAGACAGCATTCGCGAGACATTCAGCACCAACCCCGGATCGATCGCGCAGGCGGCGCCCGGCGATGGCCCGGTCGTGCTGCTCGCGCAGATCGGCCCCTCGCTGGTGGCGATCCGCACGGACGGCGAGGATGCCGGCGTGTACCGCGCCGAGCTTGACGCCTCCCCGCTGGCGCGTGGCTGGTCGCTTATCGGGCGCATCGCCGATGTGGGCGCCGGCCAATGGGCGTCGGTGCGCTACCGATTCGCCAGCGACCCGGAGGCGATCTATGTGGTCAACGGGCGCATCACGCCGCATCGGATCACGCTGCAGGCGGTGACGATCGTACCGGCCCCCTCCGGCGCGACCCACATCACCGCGCATCAAGAGTCGCTGTTTCTCGGCTTCGATGCGGGCAACGTGCTGCACTCCAAGCCGGGCGAGCCGGACAACTTCGATGCAAGCCAGGGCGCGGGAGACATCCAGGTGGGCGCTGCCGTCACCGGATTCGCCATCGTGCCGGGGGATGCGCTCGCGATCTTCTGCGCCGAGCGTATCCGCGTGCTGCAGGGCTCGAATGTGGACGACTGGACGCTGCAGGACTGGTCGGACCGAGCGGGCGCGATCCCCGGCACGATCGCCAATCTCCCCACTACTGTCTTCGCCGATCGTCGCGGCATCTCGACCTTTGCAGCGTCCGACACCTTCGGCAATTTCACGAGCAAGACGCTATCCCAGCGCTTCGACGCCACGTACCAGCGCATCGTGCGCTCGGCCAAGGTCTACGCCACCACCAGCCGGGAGAAAAGCCAGTACCGGCTATTCAACCAAGACGGCCGGGCGTTGTATCTCACCTTCGGCGCCGAGGGCATGGCAGGCGCTGCCGAGGTGGACCTGGGCGTGGACATCACATCCGTGTGCAGCGTGAATGACGACGAGGAGCAGCAATTCATCGGCACCGCTGACGGGTGGGTGTATCGGCTGGATGTGGGCAACGACCTGGACGGGCGCGCAATCGGTGCATTCCTGCAGACCCCGCCCTACGATTACGGGACGAGTCGGTCACGCAAGCGGTTTTCGCACATGGAGATCGAGCTGACGGGGGACCCGGGGCTGCAGATGAGCGTTGCCAACATCATCGACGGTGGCGGGGCCGAGCAGTCCGGCACCGTGCCTGTCGAGACGGACGAGATCGACGTGGACGCGGTGTCGTTTCGTGACGAGCTGCTGAACCGCTTCAGTCGCCGCTTCTACCTGCTCGCAGACCTGGTCGGATCGGGGCTCAGGCAGGCGATCCGTCTTGATCCGACGAGTGATCACAGCCACGAGCTGCACGCCATGACCGTCCACACACGCAAGCGAGGCCAGCGTCGCCGATGAATCAGCAGCCACAGGGCCTGTTGCAGCAGCAGACCAATGTACGCGACCGCTCAACCGTCGAGAATCGCCTGACGGGCCTGTTGGGGCGTGATAGCCGCTACATGCGCCAAGCGCAGGCATCGGGCGAGCGGCAGGCTCAGTCACGCGGGCTGCTCAACAGCACGATGGGCGTGCAGGCCGCCGAGGGCGCGCGCATCCAGGCCGCGCTCCCGATCGCGCAGCAGGACGCGCAGACCTACGCACAAGCTGACTTCCAGGATGCAGCGTACCGGCAACAGGGCGGATTGCAGCAGCAGCAAAGCGGTTTCGTGATCCGGCAGCAGGACAATCAGGGCGGCATCAACTCGCGGCTCCAATCCGAGCAGGGCGTCATCCAGGGTCGGCTGCAGGGACAGCAGGGCGATATCAACAGCCGACTCCAGCGCGAGCAGTCCGGCTACGTGATCGGCCAGCAAAACAACCAGGGCACGATCAACAGCCGGCTTCAGTCCGAGCAGGGCGTCATCCAGGGGCGCCTGCAGGGGCAGCAGGGCGATATCAACTCGCGCCTGCAGACCGAGCAGGGGCGTATCAACGCCGGGCTGCAGCGCGATCAGAATGGCTTCGTGATCCAGCAGCAGGGCAACCAGGGAGATATCAACTCACGCCTCCAGGGCGAGCAGGGCGACATCAACGGCCGGCTGCAGTTCGAGAATTCGCAGCAGCAGCAGGACGCTGCGCGCCTGAATGCCGGGCTGAATAGCCAGCAGGCGGGGCGTGATCAGATCGCGCAAATACGCATCAACAGCCAAGCCCAGATAGCCGCCCTGTACGCCAACCCCAATATCGGCCCCAATCGTCGGCAGGCGGGCATTCAGGAGATAGAGCGCAATGAGCGCAACAGCACCCGCGCGATCGAGGATGCGAATGGTATCCCGCCCGGTGATTTCACTTTCACCAACGCGCGCGGAGAGCAACAGGAAAACTTCGGAGACTGGGATTACAACAGTCCGCATCCCCCGCCGCAGGGTGTGAACTTCGGGGTGGAGGGTCGTCAGTATCGCTGGACCTGGAACGGCTCGCGATGGGTGGCGGGGCCGGTGTGATCCGACGAGCCACCCTTGCAGACTCGGCAAGCCTGCGCCGCATCGTCGCGCGCGCATGGGAGGAGGTGTACCCGAGCCTGCCCGTGGACGAGATGCGACTGATCAAGACCACGCAGCGCTGGCTCGGGCACCAGCAGTGCGAGTGTTTCGTGTCGGTGATCGACGACAAGATCCGGGGCGTGCTGGCGTGCTCGGTGTCGCCGCTGGACATCCACGCAGGGCTTGTCGCCTCCGATCATTGCTTCTGGTGCGACTCGGGCGAAGGTATGGCGTTGATCCGTGCCTACAGTGGGTGGGCAAGGTCGAAAGGCGCGGTGCTGATCGGCATGGACGTGCAGTCCGGGTCGGCACGGGCTGCAAGGTTGATCGAGCGTGCCGGATTCAGGAAAACAGGCGGGATGTACATGCTGGAAGCAAGCGATGAGTGACGCGAAGAAGACCTTCAAGAAGGTGGTGAAAGCGGTTGTGATCGTCGCAGCCGTTGCAGCCGTTGTCTACGTCGGATGGGCGCTGCTGGCATCGGGCGCCGCAGCCGGGGCCGGCACGGGCGCTGTCGCCACCTCGGCTGCATCCGCCAGCGCATCGGGGAGCATGACCGCTGCAGCGGCGGGGGCTGCGAATTCGGCAGCGGCGGCGGGGGCCGCGACTGCGGGCTCTGCCACCACGCTCGGCAGCGCAGCCGCCACGGCTGGAAAAGCGATCGTGACCGGAGCCAAGGCGGTCGGCGGGGCCTTCGCGAATGCGGCGCCCCTGACGCAAGCTGCGATCCTCAACACCGGCACACAGATGGCGGCAGGCGCCATGCAGCCATCGGCCGAGGATATCGCGCGAGAGCAGGTCAAGGCACAGGCCGAGGCGGACCGCAAAGCCTACGAGCTGCGAGACAGCGGATTCGAGGGCGAGATCGGCCCGCGCGCACCGCAGCCGCAGCGCATGGCCGCGCAGACGATCGCCGCGCCGACCATCGAGGCACCGCAGGCGCAGCGCATGACCGGCTACCTGCCGGGCGCGTCCGCCACCGCGTACGGCACGTTCCGGCGCGCACAGGCGCAGCCGATCGGGCCGCGACAGGGATACCTAAACTGATGGAGCTGTCACGTACAGGGGGCGGGCTGATTCACTCGGGCCGATCAAAGCCGGATAGCGATCTGCCGATGGCGCGCTCGATCAAGCCGATGCGCGCACCGACACCGGCGCAGGGCGCGAGCACCGGGCAGGCACCGCAATCGGCGCCGCAGGGTGCGCAGCCGCCCATGCCGCAGCAGGCACCGCCACAGCCCGCACAGGCGCCCATGCCCGCACAAGGGATGCTCGGCCCGGCCGGCGGGCAGCCTATGCCGCAGGGCGGGGCAGGCGCCATGCCGGGCGAGGACATGGGGGCGCCGGGGGGGGTGAATGATGTCGCATCCAACGCACTTCGCATCCTGCACGACGACAACGCCAGTCAGCGTTTCGACGACATGATCTCGCAAGGCCCCGTCGTCGCGGGGCAGGTCGCCGAGATCATCTACTCGCAGGTCATGCAGCTGCATAGCCAGAATGGCAGCCCGGTCAACGAGGACAATGCCGCGCAGGCGATCGACGAGATAACGCAGGACATCGCCGACATCGGCCTGTCGATGGGGTCATTCCCGGCCGAGCCGCTTGTGGGTGGCGTGCCGGCGAGCGTTTACGAATTCCAGATGGAGGCATTCCGGCGCATCGGCGAGATGGACCCGAATATCAAAGCGGCGATCGAGCAGATGTCGACCGAGGCCACGCCCGAGCAGCACGAGCAAGGCAAGTCGGTCGTGGACTACATGCAGCAACGATACGCCGACCCGGAAGCCGGGCAGGCCCCACAGGGCGCACCGCAGGGCCAGGGGATGATCGGCCCGGCTGGCGGTCAGCCGATGCCGCAGGGACAACCGCCGCAAGGCGTACAGGGGATGCTCGGCTAGATGCCATTTTTCACACATGTAGGGCCGCCGCCGCCCGACATTCCGGGGCTGTTGCCCACCTTTGATTCCGATTTCTCAAGGGGCGAAAGCGTGCTCACTGAGGGCCAGTGGCCACTGAGAGGGTACCCATGGCTGTACAACGCCAAGGGCGGCACGTCGCCAAATCCGGGCACGGTCCCGACCGAGCTGCGCGACGATAATGGTGGATGGTCAGCTGTAGCGCAGATCCCGATCGGCATCGGCGCACAGACCGTCATCAACAGTGAGGGCCAATACTACTGCCGCGACTACGAGCTGACTGAGTTCGGCGAGCCGCCGCTGACCCGCGTTGTGGACGGCGTGCTACAGGTAGAGGCGCGTCGCACGCCCGACTCGATGCTGGATCGCGCCCGGTGTGATTTTGGTTTCAACTTCCGATCGCAGAATGTCGACGAGGCCGCTCGCACGTTCCAGGTGAAAGGAGAGCGCTACAAGCCGAAAGTGCCGTCATCCAACGGGCATTACCTCTGGGACCGCGAGCACGTCGGCGTCGAGCGCTACCTGCGCGATGAGCTGATCGGCGACACCGAGCTATTCCAGGAGACGAAATACAGGCAGTACCCCTACACGTGGGTCCGGCTTCATTCGGATGTCGGCGGCATCTATCGGTACGTGAGGATTGACCAGATTATTGACCCGTCTGGCGACAACGACCCGATCGCGGCGTATGACGCAAGCGGATGGATCGACCCCGTCGCGATGCACACGCTGCGCATCATGGACGGCGAGTTGACGCCTGCTGAGTGGGAATTCTTCCGACAGGGTGCGACGATCAAGATGGTCCGCCACCTGCCGTGGATCTCGCAGATGCTCGACACCGGAGGCGGCTTCTCGCAGCGCTTCGGCATGTGGGAGTTCGACATGCAGCTCCCCGATCACCGCGACAATTTCGTGGCCCTGTGGGGCTGGGCAAACGCGCGCGAGATGTTCAACGTGCCGGGGTTCCCGACGCACAATTTCGCGCAGCGCTGGGGCAACGCCACCGAGGTCGACTACACGGAATGGCCGGGCGGCGGTGCGGTGTACAACAAGCACCACAACATGCATGCCGCAAGGCTTACCGAGAATCGAGACGGCGAGTTCGATGTCTTCGATGCGGTGCTGCCGAAAGATGCCAACGGCAATTACACGATGGAGGACTACGCCGCCTTCAACGGGCTGGACCCGGTCGTGGCACACCCGGAATGGGCGCGCTCGGTGCAGCACGGCACGCAGATCGCGGTGCCGATCGGCGGCGAGGGGTACGTCGACTACGGCCAACGGCACACGCTGCGCGTGTACCACCACGGCCCGAATGCGGCCGACTACGGCAAGATCCCGAATACCGTCGAGTGGTACACGAAACAGGGTGCCGCCGATGGGCCGGGCGAATTCCGGCGCGTGGCAGGCTGTCACGCGCCGCCGTGGTGGGCGGACGATCCGGGTGCGCCGAAGCGGCTTTTCGTCAACATGGCCGTGCTCGGCGACTTCGTGACCAACAGCCGGCATTCGTACACCAAGGGCCAAGGCTCGACATTGACTGGCGACAGCATGATGCTGCAGCTCTGGAGCGCCAAGTGCTACCAGATGCCGGGCCTCGAGGCGGGCGGTGGCGGCTTCCCGGACGAGACCGGCTATCACTCGCGCGGCATGCTGCCGACACCGAATGATCCGACCGGCAACAGCGGGTCCGGTATCGTGCCGGGCGGAGGCACCACCACGCCTGTCGATCCCAACCCCGATCCCGATCCTGACCCGACCGTCACGCCACCATCCACGCCGGCCGTCAGCGGTCTCAAGGTCTCTCTGAGGCGCGACAAGTCGACCCGCCTGGACGCCGACGAGGCCGACGAGTCCCTGATCCACCTGTCCGGCTGGCAGACGATCACGGTCAACACGCAGCTCAACACGGGCGGGCGCTACATCGTGTCCGGCAACGTGCGCGTCGTGCTGCCGACCGATGGCAACTGCTTCGACCTGCTGGTGGTATCAGGCGCCGCGACGATCGAGGGCACCGTGGACGGCATCGTCGATCCGGTCGTGAATGCAGGCTCGGCACGCTCGCACGTGCTGGTCGGTACCGAATGGCGCACGGTCTCCTGGAACTGACATGGGCACGCTCGCGGTCGGCGATGGATTCGTCTACACGATCGAGGGCGGTCGCGTCATCCGGCGCGCACAGGCTACGCTCGACACGCTCGACCCGATAGCACCGCCGCCCGAGCTTCCGGTCGGTGTCGGGTCCAGTGACGAGCGGCTGTATGTCTACGGCGCGCAAGGGCTGTACTCGCGCTCGCGCCTGTCGCCCGCCTGGGAGCGCATCATCGCCCCGCCCGGCATCACATCGGTGTCGATCGCGGGCGATGAGATCAGCATCACCGCGCGTGGCGTGATCTACAGCCGCAATCTGGTCGAGCCCGCCTTCACGCAACTTCCCGGTGATAGCGCGCTTTCGGGTGTCGTACAGGTCGATCATGACACCGAGAATGTCTATGCACGCCTGGGCGACGGGTCGCTGTACGTGCGCCCGATCGAGCGACTGGCCGCGTGGGTGCAGATCGCGCCGAAGTCGAGCATCGTGCAGATCGCGATCAGCGCGGAGTACGTGTACGCGCTTCTCACGGACGGCTCCACGCGCCGCACGATGGTCGACAGGCGCAGTGGCTGGGAGGTGTATTCGTACATGGCCTCGGCGCTCGGGATCGCATCCAGCGTGGCCCTGCCGAGCCGTTTGTGGATTCACGAGACGGGCGCCAATCCACGACCGATCAGGCCGCCGACCGAGCCGATCGATCCGGGCGAGCTGCCGCCGATCGTGATGCCGCCTGTCGGCCCTCCTACAGTGGACGCATGGGTCGTCACCGACTGGGCGAACGACTGGGCAACCGAGAGCGCATAGATGGGCATCAACTGGGCAGGAGCGGCCGCTGGTGCTGCCGCTGGCGTGAATCAGTACACGCAGGCGATCATCGAGGACAGCGTCTCGGCAAGGCGCGAGAAGCGCATGGCGCAGTATCGGTCCGAGGAGCAGGGCGTACAGTTTGCCCAGCAGGACGCGGTGCAGGCGCGTGGATTCGAGCACGATGCCGCGATACGTGAAGCGGACGCTGAGCGGCAGACGCTGGGGGCGCAGGCGAAGATCGAGCGTGAGGATGCGCTACTGGCCGACGAGCGGCGCTATACGGAGGGCCAGAAAGAAGTCGACCACCGGCGCAAGATAGACGGCGAGCTGGTTCTGGAGAACTTCAAGGCTCAGAACAACCCGCAAGGCGTCAACATCGTCAACAACATGGGCGGCTCCAACGAGTTTACGGACAAGTTGGACGCAGCTGATGGCGAGGAATTCGTAAGGATGCGCAATGCCGCAGTGTCCGCAGGCCGGGCCGAAGCCACGCTCGACGTGCTGGAGCAGATCGGCGCGTCCACCGATACCGGCAAGGTCCCCGCGTTGCTGGCGAAAGCGGGCGAGTACCTTGGCACCGAGGCCGGCGCGTCGATGCAAGCGTATCAGGCGGCCGTTGTCCCTATGATCCTTGAGCAAACGTCTAAACTGGAGGGCGTCATATCCGACAAAGACATGTCGGTAATCGAGTCCAGCATGCCCAGTTTTTCCACCGACCCGCGCGCCAACAAGATTATTCTCGGAATCCTCCGGCGGGGTATGAATGACGCCAAGCTGATGTACAACGAGGCTAATGAGCACCTGAAGAGCATTCCCGAAGGCGAGCACTTCGGTCTGCGCAACTGGACGCCGAGTCTGTCAAGGATGACCACGCCGACAGCAGAGGCACAGAGCAGCTTGGATGCCGCCGCAAACCCCGCCGCCGTGTTGAGCGACTTCGAGAAGTGGGAGGCATCGCGTGGCGGGAATTGAGCTTTTCCTGGAGCAGAACCCGGAGCTTCGCGGCAAGGATAGGCAGGCCGTTGCCGACTACGTGTACGAAACGCAGATCCAGAAGTCCGGCAAGGATCGCGACACGTTCAACGAATACTTCCTGGGCGCCCCTGCCGCGCCCGCCGAAAAGCCCGGTTTCGTCTCGCGCATGATGCCCGACTTCATCGAGAAGCCCGCGCGCGCGCTGGGCGGCATGATCGCGGGCGATGCCGAGTACCCCGACATGCCGGACGCCGCCGAAGCCGGGCTCAACAAGTCGCTGTCCGGGCTTGCGTCGGCAGCCTTCGGTGACGATAAGGACTGGATGAAGACCCTGCTGGAGAATCACCCGGATCTCTCAGCCGGCGAGGACGCCAACGGCAACGCGATGCTGATGCGCGACGGCAAGCCCGTGGCGTATGTCAACCGCCCCGGCCTGGACACCGCCGATGTCGCACGCTTCACCGCCAAGGCCGGCGCATTCATCCCGGCAGGCCGTGCCGCTCAGGCCGTGGGTCGCTTCGGCATGGCGGCACGGGCGAGCATGGGGGCCGCCGCATCGGGTGCCACGGATGCCGGCATGCAGATGGCCGCAGGGCGCGACGAGATCGACGCACAGCAGGTGATCCTGACCGGTGCCCTGGGGGCAGGCTCCGAGGCCGTGGCGCCCGTGCTGGGGCGTGCGGTCGGGGCCGTGGCGAAGAAGTTCGGCGTGGACAAGTGGTCGCGCATGACGCAGGCCGAGCGATACGCCGAGATGGCCCGCCAGCTCGATGCGGACGAGCTGCCGATGGGCGACCTGACGGGCATGACTCGTGAGCAGGCCATCGAGTTCGCCACCAAGCGAGTGCACCGGGCCGATGTCGAGACGCCGGGCGCTGCGATGGCGCGCGATGAATTCGGCTTCGAGGTGTCGCGCGGCCGGGCGATGCCTGCGCGCAACGTGGACGAGATCAAGGCGCAGGAAACCCAGCTCAACCGCGAGGAGGCGCTACGATCCCTGCCCGATGGCGAGGGCGCGCGCATCCTGCAGTCCGAGCGCAACAACGCCGACAACATCGAGCGGTTGGTGGATGACTTCGGCGCAGGCTTCTCGGGAGGGCGGGCGCAGGGAGCAACCCGCAACCAGTCCGCCCAGGTGGCGCACGAGGGCCTGTTGCGCGCTCGTGCGGCCTCTCAGCGCGAAGTGGACGATGCGTACAGGGTGGCCGAGTCGTTCGACGGCGAGTTTGCCGACGAGGTGATGCTGGAACTGCCGAATCGGGTCAAGGGCGCGCTTGAGCGGGCAGGGGTGCTGACGGATGATCTCAACAGCCCGGTTCAATCCCTGACCCCAGCAGCGTTGCGCGTGATCAAGGAGCTGGACGCTAACCCGCGCACAACGATCAGCCAGGTGGAAAACACACGCCGGAAGATCAACAACCTGCTCGACGACACGAAGCGCAATCCGACCGACCACCGGGCGATGACGATCGTCAAGCAGGAGTTCGACAAGTCGATCAGCGAGGCGATCGATGCGAATCTGTTCCGAGGCGATCCCAGTGCAATGGAGGCTCTGAAGAAGGCGCGGGGGATCTACGCCCAGCACGCGCGAAAGTTCAACACCGACGACGGGGCGGGCAAGATCATCAAACAGATGCTCGACGAGGACGCCGAGCCGCACGAGATCGCACGCTTCGTCTTCGGGTCCACCGGGCTGTCGAAGAATGGCGCGGGGCGTGTCGTCAAGCAATACGCGGAAGCGGTGGGCGGCAAGAATACGCAGGAGTTCAACGCGCTGCGTGAGACCTACCTGTATTCGATCGCCCGGCGCAAGAATACGGACGCCAAGGGCATGCAGGCGATGGTGTCGGACCTGAAGGCGGCACTTGGCGACGGCGGCGAGGCGGTCACGCGCGAGCTGTACACGCCGGCCGAGATCGGCAAGCTCAAGCGATTCGTGACGGCGATGGATGCGATCATGCTCAAGGGCGATCGGGCGAGATCATCCGGCACCGCCGAGCGGCTGGCGAGAATGGCATCGACCGGGTACGGCAGCGTGCCGGGCGTAGCGAAGCTGATCGAGATCGCGCAGGGCATCGAGAATGGCCGCCTGATCGGGCAGTCGTTGCGAGCATCGCCCACACCTGCCGGCGCGCTCTCCCCGCTCCCCGTCGTGGCAGGCGGCTACGCGGCTCAGTAATCCCACCCATCCGGCGCAAACAGCCACCCCAGCACCAGGCACACCACCAGCCACACCATCACACCCGGCAGCCCCCATAGCGCATTGACCGCCAGCCCCGACCCGCCAGCAACCGCATAGCAGCACATCATCAGTATCGCTCGACCCATGCCCCGATCATAGCCCGCCCTACACTGATCAGACACGCCGTGAGGCGTCACCATTCCCCTAGACAGGAGCCAGACAATGCCCGAGCGCTACAGCACGTCCCGATACTTCGGCAAGATCCTGCCGTCCATCTCCGTCTCCGAGCCCGTCACCGAGGGCGTGCTGCCGGCCACCGCGCTGGCCGAGGTGCAGCAGTCGCTGGCGGACTATCGCGAGCGCACCGATGATCGCGTGTCGACCTACTCGATCGCCCTGGAAGAAGGCGACACGCGCATCCGCATCACGCGCACTGATAATGGCGACAACGACCCGACCACCGCCACGTCCGAAGCCACAGACCCGCATAGCGATAGCTGGGAAGCGCAGGCACTGTCCGCGTGACCCTGCGCGTTCGAGGGCTGACAGGCGGCGAGACGGAGCTTATCGTCGGGCCGCACACGATCCCGATCAGCGGCGCCGATTACGATGTGACGCTGACGGCGGCGCAGGAAGATGCGCTCGATGTGGCGCTGACGACGATCACGGTCGGTGGCGTGTCACGCGCTGTGAAGTTGTTCGTGGCGCCGCCGTCTGTGCCCGTGCTGCTGTTCGATGGCTCGCCGCTCGAAGGTGCCACGCTCGAAGCCGGGCAGCGCGCAATCGGTTGGCTGCATGACAACGCACCCGACGACATGCGATGGGATCTGTGGATCGGTGACGTGGATCAAGGGCCGAGCGTGACCGGTTCGACGCGCAGCATCGCCGCATCGCTCAGTGCCGGGACGCGTATCGCACGCTTGTACTTCTGGCGCGACAGCGTCGGGTACGATCCGGATCAGTTCGTGGAGGCGTCGTTCACGGTCGAGGGTGCCAGCGGCGCAACGACATTCGCGCAGATCCGCTCCGGGGTGACCGGGCTCACCGCCGTGCCCAACTTCCCATTGGCGGGCGAGAATCGGTACGGCGAATATCACCTCGCGGAATGGCTGATCCAGAACCCGGATGCGCGGTACTGGACGGTCGATGAGTCGGCGGAGACGGTCACGCTTGTGGCCCGTCCGCAGAAGCCTGGCAATTCGGTAGTGCTGCCGTCGCCGTCAGGCGGTGATGACACCTCGGCGATCCGGGCAATGCTGGACGCCAATGTAGGGGCATCTTTCGACGGCCAAGGGCGCTTGTACCAGATAAATGCGTTGTCTTTAAATGGCGCATGCGATCTATTCGACATGCGCGTCTCGCCGCGCGGTGCGGATACGTTCCGGGTCTTCGGCGACAATGTCAGATTCTTTGATATTCGCATCGATGGCGCCGGACGATCAGACGTAGAGTACGGCTGGGTTCTCTACAACACATCGAACGGATGCGAGATCATCGACTGCGAAATTAAGGACTGCCGCACGACGACTGGCAGAAACTTTTCGGCTGTGCGCAGTCGCGGCGCGACCAACTGGCGAGCGGTCGGCAATACATTCGAAAATCTTCTCGGCGACCGCGAAGGAGATAACAGCTCGCCGTTCTCCGCGCAGGCCAATTCATTCATCGTCAACTCGTCAGATGATCACCCTGCCGGAAACGGCTTGCTGGCGCTTAACACGGTCACAAACTTACAGAGCAACGGCGCACGCGATGACGCCGAGTTCATCAAGCTGCAGGACTGCACGAGCTACACGAGAGACGCATTCAAGATATTCGCGAACCGCTGCATCAATGCAGGAAAGCGATTTATCAAAGCGCAGGGTGTTGGTGGCGTGCTTGCAATCGCGAATCACTACGACTGGACAGAAGACGCCGGCGCGCTCGGCACGCGTAAGAAGAACACGCTGCTCAGCGTGCAATTCAACGACACCAGCGATGTGCATCTAGCGCACACGCGCTCACGGTTCGAAGTGACCGCTAATTACGACGGCGCGTTCCTGACAATGGCGAACGGCGGCACGGGCGAGCGACGCATCGAGATCATCTCGAACGACCTGTACATCAGCGGCCAGATCCCGGACGATCGCTTCAAGACATCACTTATCAGGGTGGCGGGCAGCGGCAGCAGCTCGCCGAGTCACGGTCATGCATTTCAGCGAAACCGCGTGTACGGGCCGGGCGAATTGCCTTATCTATATAATATAGAAGACCCCGGATGGGCTCTGGAAGATTTCAACCCGGAGGGCAATGTGATAGAGATTTCCGTCGGAGTGCGGGACGTCAGGTAACTCGGCGCATGCCTCGTACGCGCCGGTGTCCGGCGACCACTTTATCCGGCTGGCGGACGCCGCCTGCGGGCCGATCTGAACCGCTCACCACAACACGCCCAGGAGAACCCCATGGTCACCCCCACCACCATCACCGGCACGATCGATGTCGACCAGAAATCCGGCACCGTCCGGATCGACTTTCAGCTACCGGATGCGCTGCTGTCGGGCGTCTCGCCGGACCCCGCACCGGCACCGCCGCCGCCCACGCCCCCGCCGCCCGTGCCCGCCCCCGGCCCGGTGCCGGGCACGGCGCCTGCCGCCGAACTGCAGCCCATCGGCACCGACGCGGTCGGCGACTGGGGCGTCGTCGGCGAAGTGCACCGTGTGCTCGTTGCTGGTGACATGCTCTACGTCGGCGGCGAGTTCGAGCAGATCGTGCACCTCGGGGGCGAGATGAAGAGGCGCCGGAACTTCGCGACTTTCGACCGGCGCACCGGCGAGCCGACCAATTTCGCGCCCGATTTCGACGGCGACGTACGCGCGCTGGCGCTGGCGCCGGACGGGCGCACGCTGTACGTCGGCGGCGCGTTCAAGAGCGTCAACGGCGAGCCGCGGTCGCGCGTCGCCGCGCTCGACATCATCGACGGCGAGCTGACGGGCTGGAGTGCCGGCACGATCAACCGCCCGCTCCGGGCGATCGCGGTCGGCGAAAGCCGGGTGTTCATCGGCGGGATGTTCAGCCTTGTTGGCGGGCATGCCGTGTCGCACCTCGCTGCGCTCGATACAGGCACCGGCGCAACCTTCACCGGCTTCGATGCCCGACTGGACGACGACGTGAAAGCCCTCGTGCTGACAGGCGCCGGGCTGTGGGCCGGCGGCACGTTCGGATCGGCCGGCGGGCGGCGGCAGCGCGGGCTCGTGCTGCTGGATCCGTTCAGCGGCGCGCGCCTCGACAGCGCCGACGCATCGCACGACGTGATCGACCTCGCCGCCGATGCCGCCCAGCTGTACGTCGCGATCGGCGGGCCGGGCGGGCGGATGGCGGCTGTGAATCTCGTCAGCGGCGAGCAGGTGTGGGAGGTCGAAACGGACGGCAACGCGCAAGCCGTGGCTGTGGCCAAAGGGCGGCACGTCTACTTCGGCGGGCACTACGAGATAGTCGCAGGAAACAAGGATGCCGACCGGCTGACCCGGCACGACAAGCGTACTGGCAAGATGGATGTGTCGTGGCTTCCGAAGGTGGACGGCATGCGCTCGATCAACGCGATCGACGTGACGGCGGACGGGCTGTACGTCGGCGGCGACTTCAACCGCGTGGGCGGCGAGCCGCATCCGAAGCTGGCGATTCTGCCGGGCACGACGGGCTGACGAGCGATCGGGCGGTTACGGCTGGACCCTCGGTGAGCACAGAAACAGCCACGTCACCGCCGAGGCCCCATCGCGCATCCGCGTGATCTGCCGCCAGCAGCGTATGCGTGTGTCGTGTCGGCGCATCATGTAGGCAGGCAGGCCGCGCTCACGGCTCAAGCATCGGCCAGAGTACAGCGCCAGGTCCGGGTCGCGGATGCGTTGCAGGTGGAAGTGGCGGGCGCTCACCGGTCCGGCTCCCGCAACAGCACACGCATGCAGCGCCGCAGCCAGCACCGCCACGGCTGGTCGCTTCGCTTCTCGACGATAGGCGTCTCCATTCGCGACTGTCGGCGCGACCAGTCGTTGTGGCTGGCGCTGTCCGGGAAATGGAAGCTCATGTAAGTGGTCTCATCAATGCTGCAAACGCTGTCGATAACGCCGCCGCTCGCCTTGAGCGTCGAGCAGAATGCGGCGTACTGACAGCGAGGAATGCGGTGGCCGCGACACTGGACGGCGGGACGAGATTGAAGGCTCACCGGCCCGACTCCCGCCCCTTCACCGCAATCCAGTCGATCTCATCGACTGTCCACGACGCGCACGGATTATTGACCTCTCCTCTCCCCTTCACCGCAATCCAGTCGATCTCATCGACTGTCCACGACGCGCACGGATTATTGACCTCTCCTCTCCCCTTCACCGCAATCCAGTCGATCTCATCGCGGATAGCCGATCCGATGACGTAGGGACTCCCCCAGCGGCCCGGCCGCGCAACGCTCACCGCTCTCTCCGGCATCCGCCAGCCTTTCGTGCGCTTTCGCTGGATGCGCTTCGGAGCGCTCACCGGACCGGCCCACGGCCCGCCAGCTCATCCGGCACGACCACGTACCAGTCCGGTGGGCGCAGATCACCGAGGCCCTGGCCGACCCAGCGCACGGGCTGGTCGCCTACTGCATCGATACGGTAGACAGGCGCGAAGTGCCGGCGATACCAGCCGTGCACGATGACGCTCTCGTCGTACCGGCCGTGCTCGTCGTCGTGCTGGCGTGCGACGGGTGGGGGCGTGGCGGCGGGGTGGGTGGCGAGGGTGGTCATAGGGTTGGCTCCTGGCCCGCATGCCATGCGTTCGATGCTGTAATAAGCTCCTGAATCCGTCCAGACAGGCGCATGCCCTGCGCGGCGTCGCGGCCCATGACGAGCTGCATGAGCAGGCCGGATATCTCGTGCTCGCGGTCGTGCTGCTCGCGGTCGTCGGTAGCGTCGACGGGCTCAGCGGCAGGCGCGGGGCTGCCCGCACGGTTGGCCGCCTGCATCAGCCCGTCCAGTCGCAGGTGGTCGACCTCTCGCATGTTCGCGATGTTGTAGCCGTGCTGCTCGCTGGAGCGGCCGTCGTACAGGGTGTAGCCGGTGGCGTGCTTTTCGTAGCTGTAGCGGTCGGTCATGGCGGTGGTCTCGGTGGTGGTCATGGGGATTGCTCGGGGGTGGTATGCATTGCGTGGCTACTCGCCTGCCTCGTACAGGTCGAGCGCGTGTAGCTCATCGGACAGTCCCGACCAGTAGCTCGGGTCGTCAACGCGGTCAGGATCGAGGCGCCGCTCGAAGTCGGGCTCGTCATCCTCGTTCTCGCACAGCAGCCACGCGCACAGCAGCACGTCGTCGCCTTCGAGGCGTACTGACATCGCCTCGCAGCCGACTGCGGAACCAGCCTGCAGCCACAGCGGCGCAATGGTCCGGGCATCGGGCGGGTTCGTGTCGGTGGTGGCGTGGATGGGGAGGGTGGTCATGGGGATTGCTCCGGGGGTGGGGGCAGGGATTGAATCGTACACATCCGGCAGCAGCGCCTGCAGCCGCTCCCGAATCCCGCGTGCACCGTCCTGCACGTCGCACACGCGGTTGAGCAGCGACCGGTGCTCGTCAGCCGGCGTCATCGCCCCGAGCGAGCCGTACGCCTCGCGCAGTGCCGTCTCTGCCACCACGACGAGCGTCAGCGCGCGGATGGTGTGGTGCTCGTCGCGAGTCATGTTGCGCGAGCGCATCGCGGGTCGATCAGGCAGCCGGCGCGCGTCCGGATCATCTCCTCAGTCGCATCGGCCCGATCAGGAATGACGTCCAGTACAGCGGCCAGCCCCATCTCCGCAGCCTCGATAGTCTTCCGCCGCTTCGTCGGTGTCAGTTTCATGCAGGCGATTTCCTTGTGCAGTCTGACGAGCAGTCGCGCCACTTCGTGTGTCTTTTCGGGAGTCACGACCCAACCTCCGGCAGCGCCACCAGCTCGCGCCAGCCGATGACGCGATCCTCGGTGCACCAGCGGCCGCCCCACCAGCCGACCAGGGCGCGGTCGACGTCATCGTCCGCCGTGACGATCGCAACCTCGTACTGGTCGTCGCGCTCCGGCTCATCCGTGCGCCAGCGGGCCATGTGCTCAGCGTAGGCCATGGCCGATTGCATACCGACCTGCTGCGGCGTTATCGGCCTGCTACGGGCCAGATCACACACGTACTCGCGCAGCCACTTCACATCGTGCTTCACAACCTCACCTCCATCGCTCGTATTCGCTCTACCAGATCGGTCGCCGCGTCCGCCGCCTTGCCGCGCGTCTCTCGCTCCACATCACGCGCCAGCAGCCGCAGCGCACGCCGCACGATGGCGAGCTTCTCCGCGCTGCCGACGATGCCCAGCTCGCCGATCAGGATGTCCCCGGCTTGTATCAGCACGGGGTCGTCTTCGTTGATGCTCATTCGCTCGCCTCCGCCAGCAACCGCTGCACACGCTCGATCTCATCCTGCGTATGCACCGTGCCGCCCGTGTTGAAGTCCAGGTAGTGCTGCAGCACCGCTGCCCGCGTCCGGTGTGAGTAGATCGCCACGCGAAAGCGCGAGATCGTGATGCGCGGCGTGTACGGCGTGCCGGCAAGATCGTCGACATGCAGCCCGAAAGGGCGCACCTCACCGTCCATGAATCCCATGACGGCCGTGATTCGCTGCAGCCCGTCCAGGCACACCAGGTCGGTCGTCAGGTCGGTCGGCTCGCGGGCGCGATGCGGGTCCCAGTCGGGCGCGTTGAATTGCACCGACATCGCGCTCGACGGCAGGATGCCGCGCAGGTGGTTCTCCAGAAACAGCCGCTGCTGATCGCTGGTCCACACGTGCCCGCGCTGGAAGTCGGGGTTCATGATCAGGCTGCCGCCTTCGCCGCACATGCCCCGCAGTTGCTCAAGAAAGCCCGACCAAGACGAATCGACCTCGTATGTCGATCGCACTACCGGCCGGATCAGCGCGTCCAGCGCCTCGCGCTTGTCACTCACAACGCCACCCCCAGCCGCTCGCACATCTCCGCCACCGTGTACGCCTTCGGCTTCTCGTGACCTGCCGGCCTAAACCGCACCGCGCCGTCGTGATCCAGGCGGCAGGAGTAGTCCTGCTCCTCGGCTGCCAGGGCGGCGCAGAAACGCTCCACGCTCGTCTCGGGCGGCGCGTCGGCACCGCGGCCCTCGTGCATGTATCGGGTATTCATTCGCTTGCCTCCTCGGTCGGCCTGTCAATCCACGTCTCGCCCACAAGCTGCTCCTCCATCGCCTCCATCCCGCCGATCAGCCAGCCGACGTACGGCTCCTCGTGCTCGCCGCCGTCTGACTCGATCCAGACAGTCGCGCCGATGCAGTCGTGCTCCGGATCATCCGGGTACACGCTGTCGGGCGATCGCATGTACACGTATCGGCTGCGGCGTGACCCGTAGTAGTCCAGCCCCGGCTCGATGGCCGGATGGGATGTGGCCGCGTCGCGCCACGCCAGCGGGGCGGTGGCGGGGATGG